CGGCTCCTCCTCCAGCGTGGCCGACATCGGCACGCCCGGCGGGGTGACGATCTGCACCTCGCGGGGCCCGGCGTCGTACCCGCCGCTGGCGAAGCCGCCGCCGTTGGCGCGCGCCGGCAGGCTCGCCATGGCGTCGCCGCCCGAGTTGATCCACTCCAGCAGGCCACGGTTGCGCGCGGTCGCCGCCCCGTTCACGACGAACTCGCCGGAACTGATCCGGATCAGCCCGGTGTCCGCCCGGCTGCCCCCCGGGAAATACTGGTAGCCGCCATCGGCATTGGCGGGCGGCGCCTCGCCCGGCGAGAAGATCGCGCCGATCAGGCTGCCGATCCAGCCGCCGCCGGCACCGCCACCCGCGCCGCCGCTGGTCAGGCTGGAGAGCACCGAGCCCAGCATGTCGAAGCCGCTGCCGAGCGTGCCGAGGTTCTGCGTCGCGCCCACGGCCGTGGTGGCGAGCGCATCGAGCGCCTGCTGGGTCTGAGCGGCCGGCTGGGCCAGCGATGCGGCGGTGGGCTCGATATGCCAAGGCTCATTGTCCATGCGGTAGCCGAGCCCGAACCGACCGGCGTTCGCGTGGAACCATTCCTCGATCGAGCTCGACCCGTATTGCAGATCGGCCGCGAGCCCGAAGTTGTGGCGCGAGTTGCCCGGGGGCGCGACCCACTTCCGGGCCTCGGCCGGGTTGCCGTACTTGGCGAGCGCCTTTTCCCAGAGCTGCGTCTGACGCTCGACCGAGCGATACGCCGAGTTCACCTGGACGGCGTCCGAACCGAATATCCCCTGTGCTTCGGCGATCATCGCGGCGAGCGGGCCGGCGAGCTTGGGATCCATGTTGCTGATCGCGTCGGGCCGAAGTGCCCCACCCGTGGAGACGGATTTGAGGAGCGCGGCCGCCTCGGCCGAGATCGGGCCTGTACTGCCCGACATCATCCCGGCCGGCGTCGCCGCCCCGCCGGCGCCGGCGAGCGCGTTGAGCCCCGGCCCGCCAATCGTCACGTTCATCGCCGTGACCGACATCGCCGGGGTCGAGAAGGCCTCCATCGCCGAGAAGTCCGGCGTCGGCATCTCGCCGCCCGTGAGCCGGTCCCAAATCCCCTGCCAGCCGCCGAGATCCTGCATCGTCGGCAGGTCGGTGCCGAAGAGGTCGTTCTTCAGCGGGTTGAGCAGCCCGAGGTCGGTGAAGGTGCGCGAGATCTCCTCGGCGACCGAGGTCAGCGCCCCCGCGAAGTCGCGCTCCATCAGCCGGTCGAAGATGTCGTCGATCGCCTGCGTTCCGGCATTGCGGATCTCGTCCCAGGCCTGCGCCTGCCGGCCCAGCTCGCGGGTGAGCTCCGCCTCCTCGAGCACCGCCGCGCGAACCTCGTCGGCGCGGGCGCTGGTGCGGTCGAGCCCCTGCTGGCGGATCTGCACCTCCGCCTCGTAGAGTGCGAGCAGCCGGGTGCGCACCGCCTCGGTCTGGCCGAGCAGATCCTGCTCGAGGCGCAGCTTCTCGATGCGCAGATCCGCCTGGCGCAAATAGTCGGCCGAGGCGGCGAGCGCGCCGAAGGGATCGGCCGAGGCGAGCCCGTTCGCCGCCTCCCAGGCCTCGCGCCACTGATCCTTCTGCGCCTCGGTGATGTCCTGCAGCTGCAGCATCTGTTCGAGCAGCTGACGCTGGGCCGCGATCTGCAGCCGCTTCACCTCGACGCTGTCGCGCCCGTAGGTGACGATCGCGCGGTTGATCTCCGCCTCGCTGCGCAGCTGGGCGATCTGGTTCGAGGCGCCCCGCGCCGCCTCGGCATCGCGCACCGCCTGGGCCCGGTCCAGCTCGATCCGGTTCAGCTCCAGCACCTGGTCGATGATCTGCGGAAGCCAGCCCTTTTCCTTCAGCCGGGCTTCGAGCACCTCCTGCGCCTGCTCCACGCGCAGCGCCTCGACCTCGGCGGACTGCTCGCCATATTGCAGGATCGCCTCGGAGAGCGCGATCTCGCGCTCCAGCTCCGCCACCATCTTGCGGCGCTCAAGATAGGCCTTGCCGGCGGCGTCCGCCTGGTCGCGGATGCTTTGCGGGATCGTGGACTCGAGGCTGGGCTGCTCCTGCCCCTGCAGTTCCGCGATGCGCTCGGCCAGCGTCTCAAGCTGCTGGATCCGCGCGTTCTCGACATCGTTGACACCTTTGCTCAGCTCGGCGCCGGCCCGGTATGCCTCCAGCACCCGCTGCACGGCCGCGAGCTGCTCCTCGGAACTGCCCTCCGCCACCGTGCCAAGCTGCTCGTAACTCGCGATCAGCTCCTCGACCACCGAACGGTTCTTTTCCAGCGCCTCCCAGCTCGGGGCCCGCAGGAGCGAGACGCCCAGCTCCTCGGCGACCGACTGCTCGTCCGTCAGCCCCTTCGACCCGGCCCCGATCCCCAGTTCCTCGAGCAGCGTCTCGATCGACTGGGTCACCCCGAGCTGCGCCGAGCGCAGCCGCGTCTCCGCCATGCCCGGCAGGAACTCCCGCGCCGCCGCAGCAGCGGAGCCGAAGCGCTCCTCGAGCTCCTTAGTGGAAGACCCCGCCAGATCCGCGTATTTGCGATACGCGTCGAGCCGCTCGCCGAGCGCGTCGAGGCTGTCGTCGAAGGTCTCGGCCGCGTCCTTCGATCCGGTGAGCCATTGCGTTACCGCCGCGCCGGCGGCGATGGCGCCCACGGTGATCAGGGTCACCGGGCTCAGCAGGCTCATGAAGGCGGAGCCGAGTGCGCGCACCGCACCGGCCGCGCCCATGGGGCCGATCACCTGGGCGATCTGCGAACCCTGCTGGACCGCGAGCTGCAGCGGGTTTTGCCCCGCTTGCATCATCACCCCGATGTCGAAGAACTGCGCCGAGAGGTTGCCCACCTGCCCCGCCGCGATCTCGGCGCTGTCGCCCGCGCCCTTGGCGCCGCCGCGCAGCCGGTCGAAGGCATCGCCGGCGCGGCGCTTCACGCTGTCGTAGGTCGCGCCCAGCCGGCCGAATATCGTGGTGTTGCGGGTGGCCTCGGCCCCGACGGCCCCGAGCGCCGCTTCCTCGGCACCGCTCTGGGTGGTCAGACCCTCGGTCGAGGTCTTCAGCGCATCGGTTGCGCCCTTGAGCGCGCGAACCTCCGCCGCGGCTTCCTTGCCGCCGCGCATCGAGAGGAAAGCTGCAACCCGGAATGCCATGTCAACGCCCGTTCAATTCCTGTTTCGCGCCGTCTTCGATGAGCCGCACCTCGGCCCAGAGTTCGGGGTCCGGCGCGAACCCCGCCAGCCTCAGGCCGCTCTCGCAGGCGCCGTAGTCGAGCCCCACCCAGAACGCCCCGCGCATGCCAACCTCGACACACCACTGGGTATCCACCGCGAGGAAGCGCTCGAGCGCGGGAAGGTGTTCGGGCCAGACGCCGTCCTGGTCATCGGCGCGCCGCACGAGCGCGACCGGGATCCCGAAGAAGCGCGCGTCGGCTTCCAGCTCGTCCTCGCGGCCGTCATCGTGCAGCGTGCCGGCGGCCCAGGCGCGCCCGGCCCATCTCAGTTTCCCGCCTTGGCCCGGTAGAAGCCCGTGTGATATGCGCCGAGCATCGCCCACCGCAGATCCGAGTAGTCGATCAGCTCCTCGAAGAGCGTCGAGGAGAAGCCCAGAGGCTGGTCGTGATCATCGACGAGCCCTTCCAGCCTCACAATCACCCGGCGGAGAAACTCCTTCTGCATCTCGACCCCCGGCGCATCGAACTCCTTGAGCGCCACATCGGGCAGCGCGTGGAACGTGGCGGTGAAGTCCTCATCGCCCACCTGGACGGGCACGGTGAAGGTGCGGCTCTTGGATACGCGGAATGCCATTGGATCGGTCCTTTCTTGCGGGCGGGATCAGGAGACAGCGGGAACTTTGACGAGGCAGATCGCCGCAACGCCCTGGCGGAAGATCACGGTTTCCTCACCACTCGCCGAAGAGATCGAGAGTACCCCATGCTCCCGAAGCTCCTCCTCCACGTCGTCGATCGACAGATCGGGGCTCGGCACGGTGATGACGGCGCCGCCGATCATGTGGAACTTGAGGTTGAACTTGTTCATCGGGACGGTCCTTTCGTCGGGTCGGGCGGTCAGGTGAGCGTGAGGGTCCACTGGTCGTTGCCGGAGACCGGCAGCGGCACCATGCGCAGCGGCCATTCCGCCACGCCCTGGGCCTCAGTGATCCCGGTGGGCCGCTGGATCAGTGCCTCGTCGACGTCGAGCGTGGCGATGTTTCCGGCCCCGGTGCCGTGCACCAGCTGCAGTGGCACCGCCGCCTGGTCACGCGCGAGGGCGAAGGGATCGAGGGTGGCCAGCGGCACCGCCTTGATCTGCAGCTCGATCATGTCGGCGCGATCGGCGATGACGATCTCCTCCTCGCCGATCAGGAACCGGCCCTGGACGTCGTTGCCGAAGGCGAGCTGGAAGTTGCGCAGCACGTAAGGATCGCCGTCGATCGTGAAGGTCGGGGTGTTGGCCTTGGTCCCTGCCAGCGGCTTCTGGAACGCGGAATAGTCCGGCGTCGGAAGCGCCGCGCTCGACGGCTTCACCCAGAGACCGGTGAAGGTGAACTCGAGCTGCGGAATGCCCGAGGCGTTGACCGTCAGGTTGCAGTTGCCGCGCGCGCCCAGCAGCGAATAGAGCGTGCCGTCGATGTTGAGATAGAGCGTGACGCTCTCGAAGCTGCCCGAGATCGGGTTGTAGACCACGTCGGTCGAGGCGGTCACGGTCTCGGCCACGCCGCAGGCGCGCATCAGCGGCCCCCAGGCGGGCGCGGTCCCGGCCTCGCCGGAGCCTGCCAGCTCGACCCGGAAGGTCATCACCGAATGCACGTCGACGGGGATGGTGGCGTTGGCGCCGAGATAGGGCGTCTCGTGACCGCGATCGAGATCCGAGCCCTCCATCGGGCGGATGCTGATCTCGGTCGCGCGGATCGCGTTTGCGGCTCCGGTCGGGGTGGCGTCGGTGCCATAGGCGCTTTCGATCTTGGCGAGCAGCACCTTCTTGCGGAAGTACAGGGTCATTCGGAGACCTCCTTCTGGTCAGCCTTCGCGGTCTTCGCGGCGGGCTTTTGCGGCGCGCGGGCGGCGCTCGCGGGCGTGGTCTGGGCGGTCAGCTTGAGCTTGCCCTTGTCGTCACGGGCGTAGCTGCCGCCGCCGGCGGGGAGTGGTCGCCTGGTCATGAGAAGATCCTCAGCTGGTCGTTGATGGAGAACTCGATCTGGTAGCCCAGCAGGCCGTGCTCGGTCGGGATGATCGACGCCTGGCGCAGCTCGAAGACGCCCACCTCGTCCGAGGGCGCCCAGCCGGCGAGCGTGGCGATGATCTCGTCGACGAAAGCCCCGAGCCGCGAGAGCGCGCGTTCGCCGGCCGCATCGACCGAGCGGGTCAGCAGCACGACGGCGATGGTGCGGGTGATGGGCTGGGTGAAGGCGCCGGTGACGGCATCGCCGCGCTGGCCACGAATGCCGGTGGGCAGCACGTAGGCGCGCACGCCTCCGCTGGGCAACGTCTTCGTCTCCATCATCCGCGTGAACTCGGCGGCGCCGTCGATCCGGTGCGCGAGCTCCGCGATCTCCGCCTCGAGCCGGGCAACGACCAGCTCCAGCATCAAATCCACCCCTTCAGCGACTGCTCGGTCATCGGACGCTCGCGGTCGGTGACACGGGCGCCGCCGGCATCGGTGGTGCTGGAGGCTACGCCTTCGGCGTTGAGCTTCAGCGTGCCGCTGGCGATCTGCTGCAGCTGGCGGATCGCCTCCTTATAGTCGGCGGTGATCTTCTCGTTCGGCTCGTAGACGTGCAGCGTGTAGATCGCGATCTGGCGCGACAGCGGGCCGATCTGGACCGGCACCGTCGCGAACGGCAGCACGTAGCGGCCGGCGCAATAGCCATCGATCAGCGCGTCGGCCTCGGCAATGGCCCGGTCGACCACGTCGTCGTCGATCGCGCCCGTGGCGATGGCGCCGCGATCGGTCAGCTCGATCAGCAGCCGTTCGCCGTAGCGGTCGATCAGGTCGGCTTTGGTGCAATAGGCCACGGCGATCTCCGGAGGGGGAAAAGGCCCGGCGGCATCTGCGCCGCCGGGAGGTGAGGCACCGCCCGCCGGTCGTCAGCGGGCGAGGCAGATGATCAGTCGGCCTCTCGGGTGTCGACGGTGAGGCGCGGATCGCCCAGGAGAGCGGCGACCTCGTCGTCGGAGAGATCCTCGGCCGGGATTGTCACCGGCTCGGCCGTGAAGTGCCGGCCGGCGCGCCAGCGGCCCTTGCGCGGTCCGGTGACCACGACGACGACCGGCTTCGCGGCAGGGGCGCCGTCCTTCGCCCCCGCCGCAGCCGGGGTCCCCGCATCGGCCGTATTGGCCGCTGCGGGATCCGAGGATCCGGGCGTCGTGCCGGCGGCCTCCGCCTTCGCCACCCGCTCGGCGAGCTTCTCGTCGCCGATGTTGGGAGCGAAGGAGACCTTGGCCGCCGTCGCCCGCGCCTCCAGCGCGATCCGCTCTGCGCTCTTCTCGGTCATCAGCCCGGGCCTTATGCCAGCCAGGGCACGACGAGCAGCTCGGCGGTGCCTTTCCACTCGTTGGTCTCGCCACCCGCCGCGTATTCGCTGTTGAGCAGCTTGCGGCCGGCGCTCTCCAGCGAGGGCGGCACCACCAGCAGGTTGGGCATGAGGCCGAGCGGACGCCCGCCGTCGCCCTTCATGTTCTGGATCGCGGTGCGGGCAGCGGCGTAGCTGGTGGCATCGAGCGTCTGCTGCGAGCCGTAGGCCATCTGCGGCACCCCGAAGCCCACGTTGCCGCGCCAGTCGGCGCCGTAGACGTAGGTGTTGTTGAAGAACACGTTGTCGTCGTCCGGCCGGTCCTTGTAGGTGAAGGTGATCGGCTTGCGCTCCTGCAGCAGGATCGGCTTGATCGACTTGTTCGTGCAGAGCAGGAACCAGGGCGTGCCCGAGCCGCCGCCGGTGTTCGAGAAGGTCGTGGCTGCCCCGTCCTCGTCGGTGATCGGGTGATCGCTGTCGAAGAAGTTCTGGCCGTCCCAGCACTCGGTCGAGAAACCGGCCTTCAGCAGGTTCCACACCAGCGTCTCGGGATGCGCGCCGGCGGCATCGCCCAGCTCGCCGAACATCATCGAGTATTGCCCGAGGTTGTCGTCCTCGATGTCGTTGCGGTTCACCTCGACGGTCTTCTCGAAGTGCTTGTTGCGGATCGTGTACTGGGCCTCGGCGATGCCGTCGAGCTGACGGGGGCCGAGCCACTCGCGCATGCCCGACATCTTCTTGAGCCAGCCGTAGGTGCTCTCGGAGGTCGAGGAGCGCACCACGGTCGCGACGCGATCGCGCATGGTGGGGGTGCCGTCCAGGGCCTTCTGGAACTCGGTCTTGAAGCCGACCCGGAGCGCCTGGAGTGCGGTTGCGGTGATGATCATGGATCAGATCTCCTGTCAGGATGCGGCGGTGAGCGCTTCGTCGAAGCGGATCCAGACGCCCTGGTCGTCCACGTCCGACACGATGCCGGCGGGCGAGCGCGAGCTCGAGCCGTCGGTCTTGGCGACGGTCTGGTCGTCGACGGCGTAGGCCACCGCGCCGATGTCGGCGATGGTGATCTCATCGGTCGAAGCCGAGTTCGCCATGCGGAAGATGCCGGGGCGGACCCGGGCGGTGATGTCCCCGGCGGAGCCGCCGGAGTTGTTGGCCTCGGCATCGGCAACGCCGACACCGACGAGCCCGGTCGCGGTCTGGCCTTCGACCAGGTAGCCGGCGGCATTGCGCATCACCATGGCGCCGGCGAAGAGCGTGGTGGACGCCGCGACGGCACCGGCGATGTAGTCACCTTCACGGCGGGGCGTCAGGCGCCCGGCGGTCAGAGCAGCCATCAGAGGGCCTCCTTCTGCTCGGCCTTCATGGCCGCGATCATCTCGTCATCGGACAGCCCGAGCTGGCGGGCCACCTGGCGGTGCTCGGTGCTGAGCGTCACCTCGCCCTCCTTCGCGGCGGGCGGCTCGAGCACGGTGCTGGTGGGGTCGAGCTTCGGCAGCCCCGCAACCATCTTCGCGGCGCGCTCGGGGTTCTCCATGTGCAGCGCGACGTAGTCCTCGCGCGACGCCTTGACGCCGGCCCGGCGATCGCGGATCGCACCGTCGACGAAGTCTTCCGCCGCCTTGCGCTTGCCGCCTTCCTCGAGCGTCCGCACCTTGGTCTGCAGCGCGGCAAACGCCTCCTGCTGCTCGTCGGACGCCGCCTGGCGCGCCTTCGCGGTGGTGATGAGCGTGGCGAGCGAGACCTCGCCCTCCAGCCCCATCGCCGCCCCGATCTCGGAGAGCGAGGTGCTGAGCTCCTCGCTGCCCTCCCCCTTGTCCAGGCGCTTGGCCAGGGCGGCCGTGATATCGTCTTCCGAGGCGTCCTCGGAGAGGCCAAGCATCTTGGCCACCTTCGCGGAAAACATGTCGCTGTACTCCGTGCTGTTGAGCGCGAGCAGCTCGCGCAGGGCGGGATCATTGGTCAGCGAGGCGTGGGCGATCGCCAGCACCTTGCCGGTGGATTTGTCGTAGGAAAGGACGGGAGAGATGCCCCAGTAGGCGCGATCCGAGAGCAGCGCCTCACCGGTCCGGGTCCAGTCGACCCGGCCCCAGATGCCGTCCTCGCGCTCCTCCATCTCGGTGATGTAGCCGCGCGCCGGCGCGGACATGCCGAGCTTGGCCGCCGAGCGGGTGGAATGGTTCTCGTCTACATGGATCTTCCTCCGGCGCGCGAAGCTCTCCGCGATCACCGCCTTCGCATCCTCGTAGTGCCACGGGCCGCGCCCGTCCCGCGCCTGGACCCGGCCTTTCGGCATCAGGTGGATCCATTCGGGAACGGACGGACCATCCGCCGAGGCGGGCAGTTCCATCATGGCAAGGGAGACAAGGGCGGTTTCCATGCCGCGATCTTTGCCCGCTCAGGCAGATCGCAAACATGCGCAACTAGTTGGTCAGGAGGGGCGCTCGAAGGTCAGGGCGAGATTGCGCGCTGCCGCGCGCCTGGTCAATAGCGTGCCGGCGGCGGATCAGCCGTCCGTGGCATCCTCGAGGTATTCGGTGATGATCTCGATGAGGCCGGTCTCGTCATCCTTCCCCACGCCCAGGAAGGGCCGGGGCGGAATGTTGCCCCAAGGGATCGGCATGAAGAAGCTGCGGCCCTTCTTGTTGGTGCCCATGCGCGCGCCGAACTCCCCCGCCTCGGCCCCGAACTGCTGGACGGCGGCGTAGATCATGTTCGAGCCCCAGAGCACCTCGTCCTCGCCCACCTCGTAGCTGATGGTACTCGACAGGCTCTTCGTCGCACCGATCAGCGGGCGCGGGCCCGGCTTGTCCTTCCGGGCCGCGTAGGCATCGAGCGTGGCCTGCGAGCGCGGCGCCCAGGGCCGGCCGTCGGGATCGGTCCCCGAGGCGAAGTTGTCGTTGGTGCTCTTCACCATGTATTCGCCGATGTCCTGCATCAGCGGCGTGGTGTCCGTCAGGGCCCCCGACAGGCGCGAGAGCGCGGCGGTCAGCGTGTCGCTGGTGATGTCGATCCGGGGCATCAGCCGAGCCCCGCCGCGATATCGCGCAGCATCCGGCCGAGGTCGGTGTCCTGGAAGCGTTCGGCGAGATCCGCGACAAAGGCCCGGGCGATCTCGGGCGGCAGCGTCGCCACCTTGTCGCGCACGATCCGGATCAGCTCCTCGGTCACGCTGGCGCCGGGCGCGTAGCCCCACCCCTTGCCCACGCCCTCGGGCTCGCCGGTCCTCGGGTCGATCTCCTGCCAGGTGTCGGGCAGCGGCTTCGACGGATCGCCGCCCAACCGGCGCACCCCGGCCTCGGAACGTGCGCCGCTCACGTAGCAGCTGCAGCCCCATTCGTTTGGCGGGAAATGCTTCACCCAGAACGGATGGCCCGGCGGCAGCGCGATCCCGTTCCACGCCAGGTGCAGGATCCGCGGCTCGGCCGAGCCGCCGTGGAAGTAGATCCAGAACCGGAAGTTGCCCTCGGTCAGCTGGGCATGACGCCCGGCCATGTAGGAGGTCCGCATGTTGGTGCGGTAGATGACGCGGGTCCGCCAGGCTTCACCGGCGGCCGTCCCCTCCCCCGTCCAGCCGTGCCAGCCGCGTTTCTCGACCGTGGCGCGGAAGTCGCGGCGGAACTCCTCGAGGCTTGTGCCCTCCGATATCGCCTTGTCCACCGCTGCCGCGAGGTCCGCCAGCAGGTCCGCCTTGGTCGCGCCGGCCACCACGAACGCCCGGTCGTGCTGCGCGTGGCGCAGGTCATCCCAGCGCGACGTCGGCACCAGGTGGCGCAGGCGCAGCCGGAACGCCGCGACCTGCTGCTTGAAGGGCCTGCGGAAGACTGCCGCCAGTTCAGCCATCGGCGGCCTCGTCCTCGATCAGCGCGCGGCCGCCAGCGTAGGCGGCGAAGAAGGCGTCGGTCATCACCGAGACCAGACCGTCGGTGGCGAGGTCCGGCCAGGCCGTCATCAGCATCTCGCGCGCCTCCTCGAGCGAACCCGCCGTCTCCAGCATCACCTCGATCTGCTCGAGCATCGTCTCGATCTCCGGCGCGGCCTCCCGGGCCAGCCGATCCGTCGCCGGGGCGAGAGGCTCTGAGCGGCTCTCTGAGGGCGTTTCCGTCTGGAGGGCGGCAGAGCCCCTCGGCGCGTCGGGGCGGGTATTGAATGGGTATTTAATGGCGCTCTCTCGGCCCATTCCGTCCCCACCGGGCGGTTGCGTTTGCGCTGGCGCGGGGGTTTCGCCCTTGGGGCGGAGGATTTCGGCATCCTTGGCGGCGTCGGACAGCCCGAACTTTTCCAGCACCTCCGAGGTCGCCACGCGCAGGCCCCGGTCGATCAGCGGGCCGACGGCATCGGAGAAGGCCTTCAGGTCCTCCGGCTCCTGCCGCTTGATGACGATCCGAGGATACGCCGTCTGCGGCCCATACTCCAGATCGATCCACGGGCGCACCAGGTCCCGGTTCAGGATCGCCGCGAGCGCCTTGCAATCCGCCGCCTCGATATCCTGCTGCACCTCGCGGTGCTCCTTGCCCGAGCCGAGCCCGCCGGTCTCGGCATCGGTGGTCGCGGTCTGGCCCAGCACCGCCTTCGACATCTGCTTGTCGAGCCAGTCCGAGCGGCGCTCGTAGTGATCGGTGGAGGAGCCGATGCTCTTCGCCTCCACGAACTCGATCATCATGCTCTCGGGGATGATCGCCGCGCAGTCGCCGCCGATGTTCGCCACCGCCCGGAACAGCGTGTCACGCTCCTTGGCGTCGGTGCCGGGCCCGTATTTGCCCACGCGGATCGGCTGGCCGTAGGTCTGGGTGAAGATCGCCCAGTCCCGCTGCGTGTAGGCCTTGAACATCCAGTTCCAGGTCGCGAGCCGCGCGAGCCCCGAGCGCAGCGCGATCCCGCTCTTCGCCTTCAGCCGGGCGAAGATGAACTTGTAGGCCGGCAGCGCCACGTCCTGCCCGCTGTCGTCGATCATCATGGGCGTGGCCAGGTCATGCCGTGCGAAGCGGAACCAGCGCGGGTCGCGATACTCGAGCCGCGCCGGCTGCCACTGCAGCGACGAGGTGTCCCAGATGATCTCGGTGAAGCTGTAGCCCTTCCCCATCGCGTCGAGGATGTCGAAGGTCTCGTCGGAGAGCTCGTCGCGATCGAGCCAGGTCCGCACCATCTTCGCCATGTCGAGATCGTGCTGGCTCTCGCCGCCTTCCTGGACGGTGATCTCGATCTGGCTGACCGAGCGTTTCCGGGTGCCGAGGACGCCGGCGTAATGCAGATCGCGCTCCTCGATCGTCTCGGCGAGCTCGAGGTAGCGGATCGGATCGCCGGCGTCGGCCTCGCGCAGGATCACCGCGAGCCGGTCGGGGGTCAGCCCGTCGCCCGGATAGCCGGTGATCGGCGAGCGTACGCCCCCGATGGTGGGCGCCGCGACCTCGCGGGTCAGCTCGGCACGCTTCACGGCGCGGCCGTATTGGTCGACGAGTTGCGGACGGTTCGCCATTTCGGCCTCCTTCAGTGGGGATCGTGCACGCGGCGGCCGCATGCCAGGCACACCCAGCGACCGCCGTGCAGTTGGATCAGTTCATGTGGGCAGCGAGGGCGCGGCATGGTCAGATCCCCCCGCGCAACCCGGTCCCGAGCGGCGGGCGCCACCAGGAGCGGCTCGGCGCATCATCGGCGTCGGGATCGTCGAAGCCGCCGCGTCCCGATCCGGTGACCGGACGGTATGCGTATTCGGCAGGCGCAGCCTCGGCGGCGCCGGCGGCAAGGGCCAGGGCCCAGAAGCGGTCAGCGTGACCATCCGTGTCGCCCTCGGCCACCAGCCGGCGAATGCCGGTGGGCCCGACCCGCGAGCGAATGGCATGGAGATCCGCGCGCAGGACCGGGTCACCGCCGGGGATGGCCAGCGCCCGATCCTGCATCCGCTCCTTCAGCACCGTCGCGAGCTCGAGCTTGCGCGCGGCCGTAAAGAGCACCCCGTCGATCCGCGAATTGCCATAGCGCCGGATCGCATCCTCCACCGGCTTCTCGCCCATGCCGGTCTGGTCGATCGCCACCCGGATCACGTTGTAGCGGTCGAAGACCGACGCCAGCAGCGCATCCTGTTCCGCGAATGAGATCCGCTTCTCGGCGATGACCTCGCGGGTCACCAACCGTTCGCCCAGGTCCTCGAGCACCCAGATCACGAACAGGTCGTTGCGGGCCGCGATGTCGACACCGACGTAAACCTGCTTGCCGCTGTAGCGCACCGGGTCGCCCGCGAGCATCTCCTCGCAGGAGGCGATCAGGTCGTAGTCCAGCCAGCTCGACGCGGCATCGAGCCACTGCAGCTCGAACTCCTGCGCCCAGGCGTCCTCGTCGGCCATGCCCTCGCGCAGCTCGTCGATGTCCACTTCAAGGCCCTGTTCAACGGCCTCGTAGATATCGACATGGTGGCGCGACCAGCGACTATCCTCGGCCGTCATCAGCTCGAAGAACTTGTTGCCCTTGCCGTTCGGCGTCGAGATCACCCGGATCTTGTGCCCACCCCGTGCGGCCACGGGGAACGCGGAGCCCCAGATCCGCCGGCTGTCGCGGTGGAAGGCGAACTCGTCGAGCAGCAGGTTGCCACCGAAGCCCCGCGCCGCATCGGGCGACGCCGAGAGCGCGGTAATCCGGGAACCCCCGGGAAAGCGCACCTCGTGCGTCTTGTACGTGGCATCCAGCTCGGGCGCGTAGAACTCGCCCTCCTCGAACTCGGGCGGCACGAGCGTGGCAAGCCGATTGTAGGCCGCGAAGAAGCCCCGGACGATGGGCTTCAGGGCATCCTCCATCGCCTCCTTCGCCGTCGCCTCCGAGCGCGACAGGATCGTCCAGCGCGTCTTGCGCCCCTCGATCTCGGCCTGGAAGCAGTCGTCGGCGATCTCGCCGCAGGCCCCGAAGGTCTTGCCGCCGCGCCGGGTGAACATCCCGATCTTGAAGCGGCTTGCGTCCTGCAGCCAGCGCTTCTGGTACGGCAGGAAGGTGATGACGGGGTTGGTCATGGCGACTTTCGCGCAGCCATGGCCGCGTTCATCGCCGCGGCTATAAACTCGGCCGTCCGCCTTTGCGCTTCGATCGCTTCGGCCGATGAAAGGGCGAGCGCCTGTCCTCGCCCCGTGAGGTAACCCCAGCCACGGACATCCGCGACCATGCAGGGCCCACCGAACTCGTCGACGCCGAAGATCTTCATGGATCGGGGACAGGCATGGAACGGCCCACGACAGAAGGTCGGCAGGTCAGGCAGTACCGGACGGGTCATGACTTGCCTCGTTTTCTGGATTTCCGGGTGATCGCACGAGCGCGCCGCTGCGCCTTCCTTGCCGCGCGCTTCTCGGGGGACGGCCCGCGCTTGGTATGTAACCGGTGCGGCAGGACGACGCGTCTGGCCGGCCGGCTTTCATCCAGGATGAACGCCCCCATGCGGAGGAGGAAGTCTCGCATCAGCGCAGCTCCTTCCAGCCGGGATAGGTCTCGCCGAAGCTCCCCAGGACATCGCCGATCCAGTCGTCGTTGAGGATCAGCCAGATCGGGTTCCAGGGGTGATAGCAGGCGTGGATGCAGAGGCGATCCCAGAGGCTCATCAGCAGCTCTCCCAGTATCCGCTGCGCAGCCACCCGTGCCAGCCGCAGTTGAGCTGGTGCACGGATGGGCTCAGCGTGGGCGCATCGGTGCGCCCGTTCCAGTTCCAGCTCGGGCCGGTCATATGCGGCTTGTGCTCCTGCCCTACCGTGATCCGCGCGAGGTCCCCGCAGCCGCAGGGGCAGTAGAACCACATGGCCGAGACGCCGCCATCCGCCGGTTCCGAGAACCAGAGGCTGCCGGGCAGCGCGGTGTCGCGATGCTTCGCCCGGTCCGAGAAGTAGATGGCCCGGATCATGCGAACCCCATGATCTCGCGCGCCGCGCGGGCGGCATCGGCGTTGACGGCGCCGCTTGCGACACCGTTCTCGAGCCGGGCCTCCAGGTCGGAGCGCATTTCCTCGCGCGCCTGCTCGGCCACCCGGGCGCGCTCGTCGGCGAGGAGCTTCTCGCGCATGCCCGACGATGCCATCAGGTCCTTCAGCATCCGGCCGAGGCTCATGAGGTCCTTCGCGTCGAGGTGCTCGTCCTCCTCGCGCACCGCGCGGATCATCTGCACGGCCGAGGTGGCGATCATCTGCATCAGCACGCGGTGGATCTCGCCCTCGCGCTCGATGTCGAGATCGGAGAGGAGCTGATCGGCGATGGCGAAGGCCTCGCGCTGATCCTTCAGCGCCTTCGAGAAGTCGCCCACCGCCGACTTGCCGATGCTAAGTTCCAGCCCCTCGGCCGCGATGCGGGCGTTGAGCGCCTCGGTCACCTCGAGGATGTCGGCGAACCCACGATCGCGCAGCTCCTCGGCCAGCCAGCGGCGGATCTCCTCGGGGATCAGGTCGAGCTTCTTCGGCGGCGGCATCTCAGGCCCCCGGCCGGGGGCGCTGGACGCCCGGGTAGGTCACCACGCCCCGCGCCACCTCGACGCCGCGCACCGTCGCCGTCACCACGAGGAAGCCCGCCATATGCTCGATCGTGACCAGCCCCTGCTCTTTCAGCCAGGTGACCTCGCCCGAGACCTGGTCCCGGGTGTAGCCGATGCCGAAGGTCTGCAGCAGATCGGTCATCATCGAGACGTTGGACGTGTAGCGCGGCGCGTCCTCCAGCATGCGCAAGATCGCGATCCGGGCGTGCTCGCGCAGTTCGTCAGCGTAGCTCATCTCTGGTTTCCCTTCAGCAGGTGGTCCTCGTGGCGGGTGACGACGCGCTCCAGCCGCTCCATCAGCTTGGTCTGCGCCTCCATCACCGCCGCGACGCGGGTCATCTCGCCGGCCAGGCGCTCGACGTGGATCTCGATGCCGTGGATGTCGTCGCGCCCTGGCAGCCCCTGCACGGTCTGCTCCAGCGTCTGCAGCCGAAGCTCGTGCCGGTCCATCCGGTCGGAGCCGGTCTTGAAGCGTTCGTCGGTGGCCTTCGAGCGGGTGGCGAAGAAGGTGAAGACCATCGACGCCACCGCGATGCAGAAGCCGAGCACCCCGGCGATCTGGTTCAGAAGCGAGACATCGACTGTCACGTCGGATACCCTTCCGGCGGCGCGGCGATCGGCTGGAAGTGTGAGCCGGCATCGAGCAGGCAAGTGAGCCCCGACGGCAGGGTCACGACAATCGACCAGGTGCCGCTGTCGTCCGAGGCGAACATCTCCATCAGCGCACCGCCTTTCGTGAGGCCCATCGCGCGCGGCGCTTCCCCGTAGCCCTTGGTAAGACGCGCAAGCACGTCGTCACGTGGGAAACAGGGCTGCGCCAGCGCGGCCGTTGCGACCAGGCAGAAGGCGATCAGCGCACAGATGAAGAGCATCGCAGCCAGGGCGGCGCGCTGTCCCAGCACCGACCGCCTCATCGCTTCGCCTGCGGCTTGCTCTGTCCGCCGCCCCCGATCGTGTACGGCGGTCCGCTCACCCCCATGACCTCGCCGAGCTTGCCCTCGGCGATGCTCTCCAGCACGCCGGGCGCCGGCTTCAGCTTGCGGATCGCGTCGGGCGTGCTCTTCGTGGCATGGTCGATCGCGGTTCGGACCGCATCCTGCCCGGAGAGGCCACGCCCCAGCGCGGCGAGAATGCCCGACATCAGCGCGGAATGCAGCGCCTCGCGGCGCCGGGCCGAGATCTCCATCCCCCAGCGCTCCCGCGCGGTGTTGGCGGCCCAGAGCAGGAACGCCGTCAGGAGGGCGCTGAGCGCCTGCAGAAGAAGCGGCATCGCCGCCGTGTAAAGCTCGTTCAACAGGGTGTTCATCGGGATCCTCTCAGGTCTCGGAGCAGGTGATGGGCGCGGCGTAGCGGGAGACGATCCAGCCCTCGCGGCCCGCGTAGAGCACGCGCAGCCAGTCCCGGTCGGCAAAGGTGCCCTTGCGGATCACCGGCACGATGGTGCCGTCGGGGATCGCCGCGATGACGTTCGGGTTGAAGCTCGGCCAGCGCCGCATGTTGAGCGTGTCGCCATGGGTCTCGACCTGGACTAGGTCACCGCCGCAGGTCTCGGACCCCTCCTCTGCCTCGATCTCGGCGGGATCGTTGCGGCCGAGGATCCGCGCGCGGATGCGCTCGAGCGGGAACAGCGGGTTGGTGTCGACCTTGCGGCCGGGGCTCACGTACCAGTGGGTGGTGATGTCGGTGAGCGTGGGGATGTCCCGGAACAGCACCTCGAGAAGCGCGACCAGGGCGTCGATCTGCGCCTCGGTGTAGCCCATCCAGACCCCGGCGCCGTGCTCGGGTGTCTCGACGTGTTCGAGGTCGAATTCATCACCGGCCGCGAAGGTCTCGCCCCACCAGGCCCGGGCCGACTGGACCGTGCCGGTCATCTTGCCCGGGTTGACGATCTCGATGCCGATGGAGAAGCTGTTGCACCAGTCGCGGCCGTGGAAGCTCGACTTGCCGGCGTGGTTCGCGCGGCGGTTCGTCGGCACCAGCTGGGTGATCGTGCCGTCGCGCTCGAGCACGAAGTGCACGCTGACCTTCCCGCTGTTGTTCGACGCGAGGTAGGCGGCGGAATTGCCGGTCTCGAGACGCCCGGCGGTGTCGTGCAGAATGACGATGCTCGGCGTGATCTCACCGCCGATGTGATGGGCCTTCTGGAAGGTCAGACCCTCGACCTTGTGCCGCTTGACCTGCATGCAATCCCCGGATGGTTCGGGCCGGGCGATGCGCCCTGGCCTTCGGGGTCAGAATGCCGAAGCCGCGCGCGCACGATCATGCGCAACAAGTTGGCAAGGTCGCGAGATCAGAAGAGGGAGAGCTGCCGATCGTCGTCGTCGCGGGGCGGCGGGCCCGAGGAATTGTCGGGCGGCTGGCGCAGGTACTTCGAGACGGCGACGTCGGTCACGTGCAGCATGCGGGCGATCTGGTTCACAGGCAAGCCCTTCCTGCGCAGGGAGTGGGCAAGCCAGGGCCGCGCGGTCGGAACCCGGGTCACCTCCCGGGCGCGCATCGAGGCCAGCGCGCGCAGTTTCTCGGCCCCGACGAGCGCCTCCGCTTCGCTGCGCCCCTTCGGATCCTGCGCCCAGTAAAGCCGCGAGCCGCCGAACTTCAGCAGAAACTCGACGGCGAGATCGTGGCCGAGCGCCTCGACGTAAGGCGCGACATGGGAGGGAGCGCGGGGCGCATCAGCCATCGTCGACCTCACGGCGGCGTGGCTTCATGTGCCCGCGCTCCGGACGGCTCACGCGCATGACAGTGGCCACCACGCCCTCGGGCGTGATGCGGTAGCGGTGCCCCTCGATCACCACGGCGCTCGCCCCCTCGTTGCCGGCGAGGGCGCTGTCCACCCGGTGACCGATGGCCATGCGCAGGGCGTCGATATCGATGCCCTGCACCCGTTCAAGATAGCGCAGGACCGCATGGTCGGAGACGTGATGCAGGGGCTTCTTCACGTGCGGCCCTCCCAGTCGAGCAGGATCCCGGCGCGATCCGCCCAGGACTTCAGCGCCTGGATCACGTCGTCGATCTGTTTCCAGTCACGCAGCATGTCGACATCGGCGGGAACCGAGCCCCAGCTGCCTTCGAAGCGGCGCCGGATGAAGGCGTTGAGCCCGTCGCGACCGGGCTTGTCGAGCTCGCCCGCCTTGCCGAGCTCGGCCCAGAGCACATGGATCAGACGCAGATCCTTGCGCGGCGCCTTCGGGCGCTTGCCGCTCTTCGGCCGGAAGCCGTCCTGTTTCAGTCGGTTCACTATCAGCGTCAGCTCCGCCTCCGACATGTCCGCCAAGCTGTCCTTGCCGGTCACTGAAAGCTGGAGCGCATGGCGCGCCTCGCGATCAAGCCCCAGCTCCCGGCACCCGACGTGGATCATTTTCTGAAGCGAGCGGCTCATTTCGATATCCCCAGCTCAAACGCTTGCGAGATCGAGCGCGATCGGAAGCCGCGCGCCCGTATCGGGATCGGTTTCGTAGAAACGGACGTAGGTCTTGCTACCCGACACGCGGATGGCCTCCGAGATCGCATCCATCGCCCGCAGCCATTCCTCGTCGTCGATCGCCAGCCGCCGCAGACCAAGGACGCGGTGCGTGTCGATCCGGCCCGCCTTGTTGACCTGAAAGGCATCCATCACCAGCACGCGGATATTGTCGTCGCCGCCCTCGGCCCACCGCTCGATGCAGTTGTCGATCAGTTCCTTCGCCGCCTTCAGCTGAGGGCCGAAGCTGAGCTGCTCGCTCACCGCGACCTGCACCTCGATCGAACCATCGAAGCTACGCAGGGTCATGTTGCCTTTGGCACCGCCTTTCATCGCCCCGTATTTCTCCGCGACCAAGGCCTTGAACGCCTGCGTCTCTCCCATCGCGAGAGACTTGAGTGCCACGAGTTGCTCATGGGCCCCCCGCGCCACGGCATGAAGTTGGCGCACAAGCTCATCCTCGAGCTTGTCCTCCTCCTTCACCTTGGCCTGCGGGATGAGCTCTCCGCGGGCGTTCTGCCAAAAACCTTCGGGTATCTGCACTTGGCTATTCATTTCAGAAGCTCCTCGTAGCGCGCCAGGCTCAGGCGCGGGTTTTCGTGGATCATGGACATGGCGAAGCTGGAGATGGTCGCGAGGAACGCGGCCGCGTCCTTGGGGCCCCGCTCCTTATCGATGCGACACATCGCGACCCCGATCATTCCCGCCGCCTTCTCCTCGGCCCATTTCGCGGTGCCGTCGTCGGGCGCGTCGATCTCGGGCACGCTCACAGCGCACCTCCCGCCGCGCGGGCCGCGTCCTGCGCTGCCCCGAGCCGGGCGTGATAGGCCTGCTGGCAGGCGATGCCGCCGCCGGTGCATTCGACATAGGCGGCGAGCGCCTCGATCTCCTCGAAGGTCACCTTCTCGGTGCCCCGCCGCTCGCGCGTGTCGATCTTCGCGATCGCCGAGCCGCAGAGGGCGAGCATCTCGTGTTCGGTAAAGCGGGTGGGTCCGTTAGACATCGGTCGCTCCTCGTTTGTCTGGATAATTGAGCGTCGGATCAGCTGAGCTTTAGATCGACGGTGATCACAGCGCCGCCGAAACCCATCTCGCGAAGCGTGCTAACCGGATCTTTGTCGTCGGCCAGAACACCCTTCAGAGCGGGATCAAGCTCCATCGTGTCACCCCACTTCTGGATCTCGCGGTCGCGAACCTGCTTCCAGTTTTCGCTGGTCGCTTCGCTGGGCAACTCCGGATGGCAGGTCAGCAGCGCTGCCCGCACGCCTTTTCCGTAATGCACCAGCTCATGGGTGTATGCTGGCCGATCGAGCAGGTAGGAAACCACGTGATAAAGTGCGAGGATATCGCCCATCAGTATTCCGGTCGTGGCACTGAGAACGCCATGGGTTTCAAAGGGCATCTGCGTCATCTCTTCACTCATCGATTTGCTCTCCCTTGCACCTTGGGCAGCGGTTGCAGGCCCGGTACATCGTGACGCTATGGGCGTTGACGTTCTCGAAGTGGCCGGCCTTCCGCCGCCACTTGAGGCAGACATGCTTGCCGATCTCGCCCAGCACCGGGCAGGCCACGGTCTCGGACATGATCGTGCCGCGCACGACCTCCTCCGCTGCCGTCAGGCTTGCCTCGTAGCGCTTCCGCAGGATGTTGCTGACAAAGGACGCGCTGCGGCCGAGCCGCTTTGCGGTGCGGTTCTGCGAGGTGCGGTCGCATTCCTGCGCCAGCGCCTCGATCCAGTCGGGGATCCCCTCGCCCCAGGCGTCGCGGGCGGTGTCGACGGCGCTCATCGTCCCACCTCCCCGAAGGCCGGCACGAAGCTCTGCTCGTTGGGATCGAGCACCCCGGTCATGCGCGTGGTGCGCGGCGGCAGCGGCCCGGTGTCGCGGATCAGGCTGTAACGCGCCTCGCGCTTGCCCGGGATCGCGGTCACGCGCACCTTCAGATACTGGGCGCCCAGCAGCTGGCGGCAGTACGCCCGCGCCTTCTCGATGCTCACCTCCACGCCGCCGGCGTTGGAATGCGCCGCGAGATCCGTCGGCGTGAAGCTCCCGAGCCGGCGCATCGCGCGCCACATGTTGCCCTCGGGCGTGGGCGTCTGGCCCTCGACCGGCGAGCTGTGATCGACGGGGGTGACACGCGCGGCATGCACGAAGATCTTCCGGTTCTGCTTGTCGCGGTGCGAGACCCGGATCCGCCCTTCCCGCTCCCAGCGCAGCAGGAAGGTCTTCGCGGTGGTCTCGGCGATGCCCTTGGCGGCAAGATCGGACCAGTGGATCTCGTCGAGATCCTTCACGATGCCCCAGGCGGTCTTTTCCATCTTGGATCGGAACGACTGTGTCATGCGCGTTTCGCCTTTCCGCGCAGGCTCACGACACTCGGACGGAAGTCGTCGACCCGGCGCAGCTCGGGCGGCTGCCCGGTCTGGAAGGCGCGGTCGCCCCAGAACGCGAGGTCGGCTGAACGGCGCCCGGCGGTGCGCGCCAGCTCCTGGACGCGGGCGAGGTTCGTCGAGACCCGGCGGATCGAACCGTTCGAGGCCTCGACGATCGCCGCCAGCAGGTCGGGCTCGACCTCGACGCCCCGGCAATAGATCCCGACGAGCTGCTCGGCGTCCGAGACGTCGCAGGGCAGCGCCGGCTCCCAGGCGAGCTGGCGGTTGTGGATGTTCTCCCAGCGGGTCAGGTCCTGCGGCAGCTTCTCCTCCCCCACGAGGATCACAGGCGCCTGGCTGCTCTCGTAGATGTCGCGGGCCAGCTCGATCATCCGCTTGCGCAGCAGGTACTGTGCATCGTCGATGATCAGCGGCCGGTCGGTCCGCGCGAGCTGCGCGCCGATGGCGTCGACCATCGCCGGCACGCCCCGCACGACCGGTGCGCCGATCTCACGCATGATCGCCTGCGCGAGATAGGTCGGCGTCCAGCAATCCTTGACCTGGACGACATGCGCCTGGAACTCGTTGCCTGCGAAGGTGACGGCGGTGGTCTTGCCCCAGCCCGAGGGGCCGTAGAAGGTCGCCATCCCCGGCAGGCCGAACGCGCGGTTCTGCACGCGATCGACGAGACCGACGAGAGCGGCGACATTGCGCAGGGGCGCGATGGACGGTGTCATGCTCTGCTCCTTTTCTCGTTATTCGTCTTCGCCGAAGGCCCGGCGCATGCGCGCGAACCCCCGGTATTCTGCGGATTGCTGGTACTCGGCGAGCCAGGTGGCCTGCTCGACGGTCATCGGCTGGCCCTCGGCCTGCATCGCCTCCAGCGTCATGGCGCGGTCGAACCGGCCGCGCGGATCATCCTCGACCGGCGCCGCACGGCGCTCGGAGATCCGCGTGATCTGCGCGTCGAGCCGCGCGGCGTTCTCGATCTGGTCGGTGCTCTGCCGGCCCCGGCGCGCGGGCTTCGGCGCTTTCGGATGGGCGGGCACGAGGCGCACGACCTCGGCCTCGGGCAGCTCGTCCTCGACCTCCTTGCCGGCGGCACGCAGCCGCGCGGCGATCTGGTGGTGGTCGAGCTCGCGCTCGGCCTTTGCGAGGTCCTTCGTCGCCCGGATGAACTGGTTGCGCTTGCGGGCGTGGGTGCGTGCGTCCTCGACGCTGAGGAACGGCGCCGCCTCCATGCAGGGCGCATGACCGAGGTAGGATCCGGACAGGTCATAGACGTGCAGACCGGCGTGCAGATCGTCCTGGTCGAACCGGGCCGCGATCTTCTTGCCGGCGATGCGATACATCCACTCCGCCCAGTAGCGGGATCCGTGCAGCTTCAGCTCACCGTTCTTGCTGTCTCCGCGCAGCCCTTCGACACGCAGGAGCCAGAGGCGGCGCTGCTCGTCCGTTGCCCGGCTGATGGCGGCACGCTGGTAGCCCTCGTTGAACACGTCGTTGAACGACCGTCCAAAGGCCACTTCGCTGCGCCGCGCCGGCCGGGCGTTGTGGGCCTCGATCTCCTCGGCGACCACCGCCCGGAACTCCTCGAGCGGGATCGCCCGGCTGCCGTAGTTCTCGGGCTTCGCATCCGGGCGGTTGCCGGTATAGGCGCCCTCAAAGGCCGGATGCTTGGCCACGCGGTCACAGAGATCGCGGAAGGCGCGCTCGATCGGCTTCGACTGGCCGGAATACGGCGTCGCCCAGATCACGTTGATGCCGAGCAGCGGCAGCAGCCCCGGAATGTCCTCGTCGTCGATCTTGAACCGGAAGCGCGTCGGCGTCCCGCCGGTGATCGCCTTGGCGGCGAACTCGCGGCCGTTGTCGAGAAGCGCCTGCTGCGGCACCCCGTAGCGCTCGATCAGATCACCGATGGCGAGCTGCACCGTGTGGCTGTTCGCCGTGGTGTCGAGACGCCACGCGAGGATCTTGCCGGAATAGACGTCCGAGAAGACCACCGCCTGCACCCGCACCGGGTCCTTCTCCCCGGGCCAGCGGACGAAGACGTCGAACTTGTGATAGTCGCCCTGGACGCACTCCAGCGGCACCATCGCCGACTTGTCGCGCGTCTGGTGCGGATAGAAGCGGCGGAGCGCCTCGACGCCCTTGCGCCAATAGATCTCGGTGGGCTCCGAGACGCTTGCCTTGTACCAGCGCCGCACCTGGTGGATCGGCGGCACCGCGAGGCCTTCTTTCTTCGCGATCCGCGCGGCGCGGTCATAGCAGGAGGTGAACGAGGGCTGCGACTGGCGCAGGAAGTCGCTCTTCACCAGCGTGCAGAAGTCCGCGCTGGGTGCCGCCGGCGCGGCCTTCTTCCGCGTCCCGCGCCGATCGACGAGATAGGCGAGGCGATCCGCATGGGCGATGCCTTCGACCCGGTCGAGCCAGTTCCAGATGGACTTGGCCGAGGCGCCCGAGCGCTCGGACACGGTGGTGACCGCGAGCGACCGGGTCATGCCCGCGACCTCGATCTCCTCGACCTGGTTCAGCACCGCGAGGCGGTCGCGCGCCTTCTTCTGCGCGGCCCCGGTCGCGGCCTCGAACTGCGCCCAGGCCTCGTCCCGGCCGATCTTCGGCGCGGGCTCATCCTCGACCGGCTCGGACAGCGCAAGCCGCGCACGCACCGGCAGCAGGGACCAGTGGTATTCCCAGCCACCGCCGGTGCGGTTCCGACGGCGGGACTTGCCCGGCTGCGCCTTCCAGCCCTCGCGCGCGGCCATGTCGTTGACCTTGCGCTTGCTGCCCGGCACATCCGGCAGGCCCGCTGCGGCGATCTCGGCCGCGCTCCACCATTCCTGGCGCGGGGTCTCAGCCATGGCGCTCGTCCCTCCGCGGCAGGAAGGTGACGGTGTTCTCAGCGCCCGAAGCCGCGTCCAGATCGTCCAGCACCTCGCGCACGGCATCGCCCCGCCCTTCAAGGAACCGCTTGCGCGCCGCCTTCGGCGCCCGGTCCCAGGCGTCGAGCAGACGCGTATAGGCTTGATCGGTCGGCGACATCGGCGCGGGGGCCTGCCCCCGCTCGGCCTTCCAGAGCTTGCGCGCGGCCGAGGCGTTCCGGGCCTTCCCCTCCACGAGGCAATCGACGACGTGATACCGCTCGCCGGTCTCACTGATCTTGCTGATGTCCTGCAGGTCCTTGAGCGTCACCGGGCGCGGCGCGGTCCGCAGGCGGCGCACCTCGTCGGGGCCGAGCTTCGAACCGGATGCGATAATCCGCTCGACCTGACGCCGGGACATTCCGAACTTCTCGGCGGTGGATGTGGTGAACGACATGATGTCGCTCGCCAGCTTTCCCGTGTGCTGGTTGCCCTTGAAGGTCTCAGCACGCGTCTCAGGGTGAAGCTTTTCATAGAGCCGTTTGCGCTCGGCCAGAAAGATCGCCGTGTCGAGCGCGTTCATCTCCGCGCCCGCGAGGTTGTCGTCGATTTCCATCAGGCGGGCGAAGTCGTCTGTGCAGTTCCAGCAGGTGACCTTGATGGTCTCCCAGCCAAGCTGCCGCGCCGCCGTGAGCCGGTGCGCGCCTGCCATCAACTGGAACTCGCCGCCACGGTGCTTCACTTTCCGGACGTGCACCGGGTCCTTCATGACCCCCATCTCGGTGATCGAGGCGACCAGCGCCGAGACACCGGCCTCGGACACCGGACGCAGGCGGTCGCGGATCACGATCTGATCGACCGGCAGTTCCGTAATGGATTGAATAATGTCTGCCATGCTCGCCCCATCAGCGATGCCGCGTACCATTGCGCGACGGGACCGGGGCCTCGGGCGGAAGCGCGCTGCTGCGGGTCCGGCAATGCCCGCAAAGGCGGTTGTGCGGCCCCTCGCTGGTGAACGTCGTGCCGCAGCACATGCAGGGCCGCCGCTTGTTCCGGCCGGCCTGCTCGAGCCGCTGCACGACGCGCTCCGCGACGGCATAGCTGCTGCTCAGCCCTCCGACCTGGGTGCCGGCTTCATTCAGGATGGCGTAGCCACCACGGCTTCGGATGATACGGAACTGGCTCATTGCAGCCCCCACAGGATGATCGAGAGGCCGAACAGCGCGCCCAGGGCAAAGACCCCGGCGAGCGCATCGCCCCAGATGCTGTCGGAAAACCGCCGCTCGGCGGCACGAAACCTCGCCCAGGCCACGCTCAAGGGGGAGAGACGGCGCGACCTGGGCGTCCCGGCGGTGCCTCGGGCCACCGGGGAGACGGTCGCGGACTGGTCCGTGAGTGAAGCGACCGTCGTGTGTTCGGTTTGGCCTTCCACGACGCGCATGGCGTCGGAAAGGAGCGCGTTGCCGTGGCCCTGCACGATGCGCGCGGCATCGCGGACCACCAGAAAGCTCTCGGGCTCGGAGATCGAGCGGATCAGCTCGACCGCGACCGCCGCGCGCTGTTCGGCCGGGAGCCCCCGGCTCACCTGCGCGGCATAGTGCTTTACGTCGGCGGGGCAGATCAGCGGACCGGGGCGACGGACGGCATGGGGCGTGGCATGGATCATGATGCATCCTCGCTCTGGGGGTTGCGGGTCGCCGGGCGCGGCGTTGCGATCGGCCATTCAAGATCGTCTGGCCACGCTTCTGAAAACTTGGTCAGCGCCTTTTCGTAGGTGTCCGTGCGGGGGTTGGCGCCCTTCTCCAGCCTGCTGAAGAAGTCACCCTTGCCGAACAGCCGCATGGAGATTGCCCAATGCGTGACGCCTTCGTGAGCAGTCAGGCTCCGAACCAGCGTCAGCAGGTTCGCCCGGGCCGATCCCTCAGAGATCACAAGTCCAGCAGCGTCAGCTTGAGCGATGGCGGACCGAAGGTTGATGAAGGCCTGCCGGGTGCTGCTCAGCAGCTCGATCAATTCAGGGCGCAGTTGAACGCTCTGCATCATGCTGCCCCCCGATTTTTCGAGACCTGGCAAGGTCTCGAAATGTCTTCCGGCCATTCAAGATCTTCCGGCCAGTTCTCCGAGAACCACTCCAAGACGCGCTCACTACGCCTGCTCGTGATGTCTCCCTTGTTGGTTCGGATGGCACGGAGACGCTTCCCGTCATTCATCGCATAGGAAGAAACCGTCGACTCTTTCAGACCGGTATGGGCGATGTATGCCGCCGCCAGTCTCGTTATAGTTGTTGCGCTCATAGCTCGACCTCGGTAACGTTACCTGTATATAAAAAGGTATCGTTACCAATCGTCAACCATTTTCTTTATCGGTATCACTACCGATGACATGGATACGCCAATGGAATTCATCCGCTGCATCGAGCAACGCTTGGAGGAACTCGACCTAAGACCGTCGAGCGCCGAGCAACGCTTTGACCTGCCTGCGGACACAATCCGCAACGTTTTGAGAAGCGCTGCGAACAAGGACCGAAAAAATGCAGGACCGACTCTTTCGAAGGTCAAAGAGATCTGCGATGCGCTAGGCCTCGAGCTCTACTTCGGCCCCCCGCGCAGCGTACCTGAGGACGTGACTGCTGACCGCGAGCGCTTCGCTACCGTCGCAAGATACGCCGCGAGCGCGGCTGCTGGGGGAGGAACGATCAACCTAGACGCTGAGCCAGTCGATCACCTCGCTTTTTCAAGGGATTGGCTCATAAAAGGGGGCATTCAGCCGGAACACTGCATCCTGATCACCGCGCGCGGCGACAGCATGGCCCCAGCGATCTCAGACGGCGACCTGGTGATGATTGATCGACGCAAGACCGAGATCCAGTCGGGCAAGGTCTACGTCTACAACGACCCGACCGACGGCACCCGCGTGAAGCGGCTTGAGGTCATTCCTGGTTCAGCGGTCATCGTGCGCAGCGACAGCCACGATCAGAAGAGCTTTCCACCGGAGTTCCACACCGGCGATGCGATGAACACCATCTCACAAAATGTGCTGGGCGAGGTGATCTGGTCCGGCCATACTTGGAAGTAACGCGACACCCCAAGACCCTTCATGGAGGTCGGAAATGCGGCATTTCACCGGACTACTTTTGGCAGCTATCGTACTTGGTCAGAGCGCTTCTGCTGGAGAGACGTTCACCCCGAATGACCATGAAATCGCTATTATTCAGACTGCGGTCGCCCAAAGAATGCTAGACCCTGCAAGCACAATCATCTCGGAGGTTGTTGCAGCGGACGATGTAAGCGACGATGGCGTGATCACTTGGGTGTGCGGGAATGTTCGCGGCCGAAACAGCTATGGAGGCTATGCTCAACCCACGCCCTTCTTTGGCGGTCTCACTGATTCACCGAATTTTGGCCGGAGCTTCATCGTAATCTCAATCGCGGGCCCCTCTGCGAGAGAGCACCTCAACGTCCAGACCGCCTGCCAAAAATCTCTCCGCGAAGCCCGACCATTCGGCGATGATCCGGAAGTTCAGCTGCTACTGGATCAGTTTCGTAGCCTCGACACGGCTTGCCGTAGTCAACCAACGGCTAGTCAAAATCAGGCCTGCGACGACCGAAACACCGTTTCGGCAAAGCTTGACGACAAAGGGTGGTGCTTCGGACGAGAAGGCGAAGCTGGATACCAACATAGATGGCACCTCTGCGGCCCAGTTTCTCTTCACTGACCATCACCCTGCCCGCCTGCGCCTGGCGATCGCGCGGCGCATGATCTTGTGACGCTCCGCAAGCAGCTCTTCCAGCGCCTTGTTTTTCATTTCAACGCGGCGCTCTATCGTCTCAAGCCGTTGTATTTCTTCGTCTTTCAGATGGTCACGCCACGGCGCGTCGCCCTTTCCCCGGTGCACAACACGTCATGTGTCATCGTGAGCGCCAGATCTATTCGTCTTGAGATGAACCGTCGGCCGGTGCAGGTTGCGTTTCGACAGCAGTGGAAGTGGAACTCTCGAAATTGACAGGGAACAGACCAGCCGCCGCAAGCACGATGCAGGCCAAGCTGATAGAAAATACTGCGCTGAGGCCCAGCACCCCCCACACCTTGCACTGAACCTGCTTGAGAGGCCTCGTGTAAAGGTTGCGGAAATCATCGTCGTGCACAAAATGGTAGAGACGTTTTCGAACCGGCCCGCTCTCCTTGGCGACTGCGCCGAAAACGCCGGAAATATTCAGGAGGTTCACGGAAAAGCTCACAACCAGGTAGGCGATCACGGCTAAGGCAGCATACTCGGGTATTTTGGTCGACATGCGTAGAACGATGAAGCCGGCGCCAATCGCGGTATCGCGCCAGATCGCACTCTGCATCGCAGATATTAAGTTACTCATCTTACTTGCATCGTCGGAAAGCGCCTTCCGCAGAGTTCCCATCTGTTCGAGTGCGTCAGATCCGAGCTCATGAAGATGGATTGAGTAAGCAGCTTTGGCGTTACTCAATGCGAACTCCAGCCGGCTTCTAAGTCCGGTGAACCAAGGTAGCTGAGGCTCCCACTCCCTTGCCAATTCTGAAGCAAGGAGGCCGTGACGCAGGTCTGCATCCTTCTCACTTGTGAAAACCCACTCAGATGCTGACGCAAGTGGCCGAAGGAGCTGGAGGGTGGAGGCAACGTCGTCGGGAAGTTCGGCACTTAATTTTTGTGCTCGCGCACCTCTAATATACACCTCCAGCTCCCCGGCGGAGTTCTGCTGCAGCTCTGGAGCCAAGGCTCTGCCAAGCTGTGATGCGAACAGGGTGCCGAAGCAGGGTGGGATAGTGTCCAGATCCGTGTCCCTCGGTATCCACGCCAAAGCATTGTTCGGACAGATCAAGGTACTCGAAAGCTTGACGATGCGGCGTGGGCTGGTTCCCTCGGGCGGAGCTTTCCGCTGGCCACAAACAAGCGGCCGCTCCTGATCCCAAGGAGCGAACTCACAGCAGATCGTTCTGAACTTCGCCTCCAGCTCGGCAATCAGGAACTCGCGAGTGGCTTCAAACCTATCCGTGTGTAGCCCACTCCACTCACATGCGGAGCTCAACGAGAAAAAGGCACGTACACCCGGCGGAAGATCAGGCTTTTTCACGATCAGAGTTCGGCTTGCACCGACTAGACCAGGATCACCAAGGTGGTTCGCTTCGTCAAAATCTTCAGTGCTGCTCGCTGCCCAACGAAGCTCGGCTCCTAGCTCTCGGATCGCGGTATTAAATCGCTCGATCGCGTTGAAAGCGGCCTGATCGACTTCAAGCTCCATGCGCAACACACTTTCATCCTCGCGGCACGTTGCCTTGAAGCTTGAAAGATGTTGAAAGGTCTGTCTGACATCAGTCAACATCGCGTTGGAAAATTTCGCCAGATGTCACGACGGTTATGCGCTGGTTGCCGTTCGGATCCTTAGAGACCTCAACTCGGCCAGAGTCCATATCTTGCTGCGAGTAATTCACAGTGATCCCTTCCTCTGTCCGCAGGGTGCGCCGTGACGGGCGGCGCAGCTTGCCTTTCGAAAGCTTGGTGGTTTCGTCAGCGACGTGCTCCTTGCGGAGCGCATCAGAGACCATGCCCAACAGCGCTTCGTTCTTTGTTTCACGCGGCATCAACCGGCTTAGAAACGCGGCCCGGCCCGCCTCGTCGCCCAAGTCTACCTCTTCCCTACCCTCGACGATATCGAAAAAATTTGTCTTCCAGGAACGATGTGTCTCCTCATCAGCCTGAACATCTGGCCGGTTGAAGGTATTCTTCAACGCTTTATGAATGGCCTCAGTAGCTTCTTCTTCCGTGAAGTAGGGCGACACGTGCAGCCAGTTGCGCACGAAGCCAGCAACGTTTCGATTACTTCTATCGTGAATGTAGATGCTGTCTTCGGCAGAAAGGCCCCAGAACAAAATCGACTTCTGGAGCGCCTTGTCGTCTTCGACGATAGTGTGCTCGACACCTTTAATGTGAGCGACACGTTTTTCTTCACCCTCGCCACGGACGTTGAACTGCAACACATTCATCTCATCATACTTGTTGAGGAGATAGTGGCTCCGGCCGTTGACCGTCACATTGGCGAACAGGAGAATGCCAGGCGCGGCATTTCCCCTGTGCATGTCATGGAACTCAGCCGCAAGAACCTTTGAGGCATCGAGGAAGCTGATGGCATCGTCGACTTCCTGGTCAATCCGCGACAACAACCCATGCAGACCAGCTGTTGCATTCCATTTGAACTTCTTGCCTCTGGCAGCCGATGTAAGCAGTTGGCGGAACGTTCCAACGTGTTCATCTGGGACGACGACTTCGTCGAAAAGAGTAGGCTCTTCGGCTCCACCAACAACGTGGAAAATCATCTGAGAGACCTGAAGTGTACTCAACTCATCCGGGGAAAAAATCGCTGCCATACTCGCTCCACCTGAAATTCCCGGCCATTTCGCAAAGATTCGCGCCGTAGAGTCAATGTGTCCCTTGGCGCCATTGCACCGAGCACCAGCGCAGCAACTGAACGGCGATCAAATATCTAGGGGGGTCGGAGTACAAATCGGGTCCCACTTGGCGGTGCCTTTGATACAGGCACATCCCGACCCATGTGTCTGTTTCTCTTGAGGTAATCACTAAGTGGGACGGGTCGGCGTCCACTGGGTGCGGCCCGTCCCACTTCCGAGGTAGGCCGGAGGCCTCAAAAGCCCTCAGAATGACCCATTGAAAGCGTCGTTGAACGCTTATTCACAAGGCCTTGCGCGATTTCGTACCGGCTGCGCTGTATCAAAGCGCAGACGCGCCGAAACGCCTCCTGCGGCCACTTTCACGGCCTACTGCAAAACACGCCTGTTTCTGCAAAGCTCTCGGCGCCACCCCATCAACGCCTTGATTTTACGGCCTTCCGGCTTCCTCCGAGAACCTCGGGCCTCTTCCGGTATCCACTGTAAGAATGAGTGTCACCCAACAGTTGTTGTAGCGTGACAGCGAAGTTTGCAGTGAATTACAGCGAAGTTTACAGCAACGCGATTTTCGCGCTGGGCGTTTGAAGGGGGCCTTGAAGCCCCGTTCAACCACTTTTCCTCAGAACGCCCCGACCGCCCATCGCTCGCCACCTCCTCGGTGCCCGCGAGGTTGGTGTGGTTGCGCTTGAACCCCTGTCCGCCGATCACCGCGGCGAGCATCCAGACGTTATCGCCCAGCCAGGTTGTCAGGTGCTTCATCCCACCCCCATGCAAAAAAGCCCGCCGGAGCGGGTCAGAACTTGAGCAGCGCAGAGGTTTTCCCGCGCTGCGGTCGAGCGATGTCTTGAGACTATCGTGGAGCTGCGCCATGCGTTGCAGCAGATCAGCGCGGGTTACGCATTGCGCGCTGGTCAGCCGTCCGGTCGGGCGGCATCCTCTGACGAGTGCTCGGTTGTGTGGCCACCGCCCTGCCCCATGCGGGGCGGTGGCGAGGGTCACGCGACGAAGCGCCCGTCGGTCACCGCCCACTCCGCTGCCGCAATGTCCGCGACGGTGAGCTCCGTGGACGCGAGGTCGTGGCCGATGCAGCGGCAGATCTTGCCGATCCAGTAAGGCGCGGTTTCGTCGTCCGAACTTTCACCGAGCGTCGGGGTCGTCGTGTCGGTCGGGGTGTTGAGGGTCGCGTTGTCCGCATCCGCTTCTTGATCAAGGGTGCCATCGACGTAGAGCTTGCACTTGTAGCCGTCGCCCTCATCGGCCCATGACAGCGTGAAGGTATGCGGCCCCGTCCCGAACGTTGCGATTGTGTAGCTCGATGGCATCACCTGCCCGTTGATGACGAAGTAGAAGCGACCGTTCGCTGTATAGAGCCCCCATGCCCCGGTATTGTCCGAGCCGTCGAAGTAGCCGCAGATCCTGCTCTTCGCAGCCTGTGTCTGCGTCTCGATGGTGATGACGACCGAGACCACGAAGCCCGTCGACGCTGCAAACTTCGTCTCGTCTGGAAGGTCGATGACTTGGTCCGTTGCGCCGACATTGTAGCGGAAACCGTCATCGAAAAAGCCGATTGCAGGGCCGGATGTGTTCACGAAGGCAGAGCCGCCGCTGTCGATCAGGTTGATGAACTCGCTGCCGTCCGGCGCGCTCGCCTGGTCCGGCCAGCAGTAGGTGTCCGCGAAGTCGAACGCGAAGAGCGTGCCATCGTTCACTGCCGGGTCGCGCCCGAGAATCTGACCGATGCCGGTGCCGGGCGCTCTGATGAGGACGGGTGCTAGAGCCATTGGGAGGCCTCCATGAAGTCGATGTAGTCCTTGATGATCTCGGCCACGACGCCGTAGCCCGTATTGTTCAGGTGCGTGCTGTCGGCGCGCAGGCTGGTCGGGATCACGTCGTTGGCGATGTCGGTCAGGTCTTGCGCGGTCGGCGTGATCCCTGCTCGGGCCAGGCCCTGCTCGATCAGCATCTTGCGGATCGGGATGACGTTCTTCGGGAACCGCTGCATGAGCGCGGCATTGAAGGCCACGATGTTGGTGTGCGCGGCGGTGCCAGAGGTCTCGGCGGCGTTGTTCAGCACATCGAGCAGGAGGAAGCGCTTCTGCGTCGTCGGGATCGCTTCGACCATGCGCTCGTAGCGCGCCAGGAGAGCGGTTCCGTCGTTGCTCGACCAGCCGTCGTTCCGGCCCAGCCACATGAGCCAGATGCGGAGCCAGACTGCGCTGACGTCCGGGACAAAGTAGTCCGTTGCCAGGACAGCCTTGGCAGTGCCGCTGGTGGTCCGTGTGAACGACGATGCGGACAGGGTGCCGTGAATGCCCCCGATCCAGCCCGGCCACGACTTCGAACCGCCGGCATAGTAGGTGATGTTGGGCGTGATACTGTTGACCGTGACCGCCCCGCTCGCCGGGATCTCGGCGCCGTCCACCTCGACCAGCACGGCCTCGGCACCGAAGCGCCCCGCGATCTGGTCGGACGACTGCCCGCCGACGCCCCGGTTCGCTGTCGCGCGCGCGTCCGAGTAGAGATCGGACAGCTGCGCCGGCCACGAGAAGCTGGTGGAAGACGCGCCGGATCCTTCCGTCAGGCTGTCGCCGATGCAGAGAAACCCGGTGTTTTGGGCCTGGCGGGCTTCAAGCGTGTCAAACTGCGTCTGAAGCGTCCCGTCGATTGCATCGGTGACATCCACGTCGCCGAAGTAGATACGGCCGGCGTTGTCGACCCAGAGGCTGCGTTTACCATCTTCATGGACAATGGCCCAAGCGGCGCCAGAGCGCTCATACCCCTCACCGTCGAACTTGCTGTCCAGCGCAGCGAACTCGGCGTTGGACGGCACATCCAGATTGCCTCTGGCGACTTCCGGATCACCGAGGTCGGAGAGGTTGTTGCTCGCCTCGAGCTTGCCGCCGATTTGACTGTTCACGTAGTCCAGCACGGACTGCGCATCACCGACCTTCTTCGCGCCGATGTCGTCCGTGCCCAGTATGAAGGTATCCGGGTCGGCGACAACGAACTTCCAAGTCTCGCCGCCGTAGGTCACGCCGCCGTTGACGAAGGTCGTCGACAGGTTGATCTCGTCGGCGGCGTCCATCTCGGCGACGCGCGACCAGGCGCCAGAGGAGGTGTCATAAACACCGTTCAGGGACTTGTCCGTCTTCCCGATCACAGCCACCCGCGATGTACTGGTGAGCGTGCCGTCGATGGTCTGCTCGCCGGAGAGCGTGATGTCGCTGTCGGCGAGCAGATCGACCGGGTCCATCCAGACCGCACCAGAGGTGACGATGGTCTCAAGCGACGTGACCCGATTGCCGAGCGCATCGGTCGTGGTGACATCCGCCTTGAGGCCCAACGCATCCGCGAGCGGCCCGGACGCCGCCAGCAAGGTGCCGAGGGCGCTCGTCGTCAGCAGCCCGGTCGTGCCTTCGTAATTGGCCAGAACCGCCTCGGCCCCGGCAACCTCGCCCAGTTCCGTCGTGGGAACACCACCATCGGCCATGCGGCTCTCCTTAATAAATCGTGGCAGAGAATGCGGGCGTCGGATCGCCCGCGACATTGTCAACGTTTTGCGGGACCAGGACGTAGTCCCAGGTCCCGGCCGGCGCGCAGGCGACGGTCTCGCGGTAGAGCACCACGCGGCTCACGGCGCCGTCGAAGTCGCTGCTTGCCGCCAGATCGAGCGTGTCGTTGCCGGTGGCAGCCGTCAGTTCGAGGAAATGGGTGCCGTCGGCGTCGAGCGCGGCGGCGCTTGCCGGGGTGCCGCCGGTGAAGGACAGCGTGAGCGTGCCGGCGGTGCGTCCGGTGATCTCCACCGCGAGCCGGTAGGTCGCGCCGGCGCTGAGCGCGACCGGCTGGGTCAGCGCATCGGCGGTGCCGGCCGTGTGGCTGGCGTCGCCGCCGGCGATGGTCCAGGCGGTGCCCGTCGTCCAGGGGCCTGCGTCGTTGAAGTCGCCGCCGCCGACGAGGCTGGTCCGCGTGGCGTCGCCGTCGGTGATCGTGGTGGTGAGCCCCGGCGTCACCGGCAGGGGCGCGCCCACCGCGTCCGTCGCGGTGTCGAGCGTGTCGCCGGCGGGCACCCGGTAGAGCTGCACGAAGGCCGTTTCGGTGTCGGTCACCGCCAGCGCGATCACCGCGTGGCCGAGCCCGCCCGTCACCGTGATCGCCTCGCTGTCGAGCGCCGCCGCCAGCGCCGCCGCGTCCGCGCCCACCGTATGGGTCACGACGGCGGTGTAGCTGCCCTCGGTCGCATCCAGCGCCACCGCCACCGCCTGCAGCTCGATGACATCGCCCCGCGCGTAGGTCTCGAGCTGCGTGCCGGCGTCGGCCGCCCAGATCAGCAGCTCGGTCCAGCTGCCCGCCCCCTGCAGCCGGTGGAACAGGCGGTAATGCGACAGCAGCGCCGTCTCGCCCTCTCCCGGCGCGAGCCGGATGATCACGTAAGGGTCCTGCAGCGCGCCGAGCGCCTCCACGATATGGGCCGGCCCGGGATCGTCGACCCCCGTGAAGTTGTCGCTCTCGATGCCGGTGAAGCGCGGCGCCAGCGGCGGGGTGGCGCTGACGCTGATCGGATCGCCCACGCTCGCTTCCCAGTCCGGAACGACCTCGGCATCCGCCAGGTCCTCGATCTCCGGCGCCGCCAGCTTCAGCGTCAGCCGCGCCCCGAAGCTCTTGCCCGGCTCGATGCCGGTGACGATCATCTCGTGGCTCTCCTCGCCCCGCAGCCCGAAGTGCACGGCCGCGCCCACCTCGGGCACGTCGGTGACCGACAGGAGCCGCAGGAGCCGGGTGGTGCCTTCGACGCAGGCCACGGCGGCGACCTGGGCGGCGCCGGTGCTGTCTTCGGCGTCCTCGTAGACCCGGTAACCCAGCCCGTAGGCGCTGCCGGACTCCATGGTCACCGGCGCGTCGAGCTCGACGAGCGTGCCCTCGACCCGCCGCACCCGGGCCGCGACCTGCGTGCGGCTCAGCACGTAATGCGAGACCAGCACCAGGTCGCCGCGCGTGGCGGTGCGCGCGGCCCCGTCCTGGAAGCAGGTGAAGGTGTCGGCGCGGTAGAGCGTCTCGTACATCCGCCGGCGGGTCTCGATCCAGATCTCGTTGGGATGCGTCTTGCCCGGGTGCGTCATCGCTTCGGTGAGCGAGATCGGCCCCGCGTAATCCGGCCAGCGAATGATCCGCTCCGCCTCCGCCCAGTCGTCGGTCTCGTCGTTGAACTTGACCCGCACCGCATGCGGCGGGTCGAGGTAGTCGCGGCGCCAGCGGAAGTCCGAGCAGGTGCGCGGCGAGAGATGGTCGATGGCCTGGTCGCGCCTGCGGTCGATGACCACCGTCCAGCGGATCCCGTCGTGGCGCGGTGCGGCTCGCCCGGCGCCGGCGATCGCCTGCAGCATCTCGCCCAGCGTCTCGCCCTGCTCGTGGATGCGATCGTAGCGCAGCCCCTTCGCGGCGCAGAAGGCGTGCCAGTCCTGCAGGGTCTCCCAGTCGATCTCGGCGTCGGTGGCCGGATAGGGATTGCAGGGCCCCTTCAACGTGGCAATGAACGCCGAGGCCGGGTTGCGCGGCAGCCCCTCCACCCACGCCTCGCCATCCCAGTCGTCGGCATGGCGCTCCACGATGCCGTTGAGAGTGTCGAGCTGGCCGTTCAGCTGGTAGGTCGCCCGGATCCGGATCGCGGTCAGCGCCAGCGGCTTGTCGAAGTTCAGCGGATACTCGGGCCGGATCGACTGCAGCGCCGCCAGCATGACCTTGTCGAAGTAGCGCCGGTTCGTGCGCTCCTGCGTCATCCGGGTGATCTCGATCTGCCAGCGCCCGCGCGAGGGCAGCTGCCAGGCGAACTGGCGAAAGAACGGATCGGATCGCTTCGCCACCAGCCGCAGCGTCGTCACCTCCTCCCACTCGTCCGCATCCGAGAGCCGCTGGCGAATCCGCACGTCGACGCGCAGGCTCTTCTCCCTGTCGCCCTCCCGGTTGAGCCGGTAGAGCCCCGTCGGGAACCAAAGGATCACCGACGCGATCTGCGTCACGCTGGCGGTGGTGCGCACCACCGGGGTCTCGATCGCCGCGCCCGAGGTCACCTCGCCGGTGTCGTCGCGCGGCAGTGGGCGGACCAGCTCGACGCTCTCGGCGTCCTCGATCACCTGCCGGGGATAGAGCGAGACCGGGTCGTCGCCGGCGACGCCCTCTCGGTGCTCGATCTCCACCTCGTCGTAGTCGTCGATCGAGGTCTCGCCGATCCGCAGGTCGGAGATCTTCAGCCGCCCGTAGCCCCAGACGAAGAGCGCCACGACGAACTGCTCGTCGCCGATGATCTGGGTGTAGGAGCGCGCGGCGAAGGGCGGCGCGTAGCGATGGCGGCCGAGCGGCCAGGGCACCGGCTCGTCGGGGCGCAGCTCGTTGGTCCAGCCGCTGAGCGTGTAGCGGTTCTTGCGCTCCTTCTCATCGGGCGTGACCGGCGGAATGAGGCTGCCCACCAGCGCCGCGCCGAGGAAGTTGAGGCCGAGCCCCACGAGGCTCAGCTGGGTGGCGGAATAGCCGGCGCCGAAGAGCGCGGTGGCGACGGTGGGCGCCAGCGCGATCGCGGCGATCGAGACCACCGCAAGCAGCACCGAGCCGACACCCTCGTTGCCCGGCACGAGCCGGATCACCACCCGCACGCCCGGGTTCGGGCGCACCTGGGGCCACCACTACGGCAGGATCATCGCCGTGCCCCGCTCCGAGACCAGCGTCACGCGCACATGTGCACGGTCCGCCGGCGCGATCCCCGGCAGCGCCTCCGCCACGATCTGCGCGAGCGTGAGCCCCTCGGGCATCTCGATCTCCTCGCGGGCGAGACCGGGATCGAAGAGCGGCGCTGCGAGCACCCGGGTCATGCGCGCCCCCGGAAGCGCCAGGCGCCTTCGAAGCGGGACCGCCAGCGCGGCGCGGTGATGTCGGCGAGCGCCGAGCCGGTCTCGGGGCTGTGCAGCATGAAGCGGGCATCCACGACGAGACCGATGTGGCTGCGGTAGCCGCCCCGGCGGAAGACCAGCACGTCGAAGGCCTCGGGCCGCGCCACCTGCACCCAGTCCCCGCCGATCACGGCCGTGCCGATCAGCGCCTCGATCTCCGCCTCTTCCAATGCGCAGGCGCGCGCGGGCGCGTAGGCCGGCAGGTCGATCCCGAGCTGCTCGCGGTAGACAAGGCGCACAAGCCCCCAGCAGTCGCAGCCGTCGCGCTCCCGCCCGAAAGCGACATGCGGCAGGCCGATGTAGGCGTTGGACCAGCTCATGAGGAAAGCCCTTGCGCAGCCAGCGGTCGAGGCGTCGAATGGGGCGCATCGATAATAACAAGAGGATTATTCGAATGGGCCATACCTGGCGCAGTATCCGTGGAGCAAAGGTGGTGGACGGCGACGAGGCCATTCATCTGGAGGTCACCACGGCCGACGGTCGAGACCGCGACGTCGAGATCGCGCCCGAACTCGTCACGCAGCTGGTGGCTGAACTGCTCAGCGCAAGATCGAAGGCCATCGTAAAGAGTTCGGGTCCTCGGGAAGCCCGAGATCCTTCCCGCATGCAGGATCCGATCCTGGCGCAGGAACTCAGGCAAACCGACTATATCGACCGCGGCCGTTCCCTGATCCAGATCATCCTGTCCGGGGGCGGTGTGATCGAGGCTTTGATCCCGCTCGGTCGCAACCATCAGCAGGAGATTCGGGGCTGAGCGTCCCGCACGGTTCGAACGACGTTCCGTACTGCCAAAGCAACTGCGCCGTGACGAACTCTGGATCGTCCGCCGTTTGCGTATAGCCCTGCGGTTCAACAGGCATTTGAACACTCCATTCATCGGTGAAGCCCCGGAAAGCGGTCTCGGGTCATGCGGTCCATGGGGGCGTATTCCTCCTCGATCGGCTGGCGGGACATGGAGATCGAGACCTCGGCGGCGTCGCCCTCGGCCGAGATCATCTTGTGATGGCGGAACTCCACCTCGACCACGTCGGGGGTCGAGGCGAGCACCACCGCCATGTGCACGGTCGCGCGGGTGCGGATCGCGCGGAGTTGGGCGGCGATCTCGTTGGTGACATTCTCGAGCACGATGGTCGCGGCGGCCGGCGCGTCCTCCTGGTCGCCGGGGATCTCGGCCGAGGCGAGCACGAACAGGTAGGGCTCCGTGGCCGGGTCCGCGCCCATCCAGGCCGAGCGCGTGCCGTAGATCAGCGGGTCGGTCGAGAGCCGCGTGGTGGGATCCGTCGACAGCAGGATCGGCTGCGCCAGCGAGGCATGCTCGAAGCGGAAGAGCGCCACCTCGACCTCGCCGCTCAGCTCCGCGTCGAACGCGCGCCGCGCGTTGATCGAGACCCGCCTCATGGCATCACCCAGACGCTGAAGGAGACGGTGAAGCTCATGCCGCGCAGCGTCTCGCTGGGCACCTCGTCGCCGAACACGCAAAGCAGGCGCGCCGACAGTAGGATCCGCTGCCCCTCCGGCGTGAGCAGGTATTGCCCCTCGGGGGTGAGCAGCGGCCAGCCGTCGGTGACCGGATCGGGCATCCAGAAGGGCGTGGTGCCGAAGCCCGTGGTCTCGGTGTGGAAGGTGTCGAAGACCGCCTTCTGCGCCCGGCTGAGCACCAGCGAGAGCTGCAGGCCGCGCGCGACCGAGGAATAGCGGCGGCGATAGGCCGGCACCGGCGCATCCTGGGCACGCTTCAGCCGCGGATCGGTGGCGCTCGCCCGGTAGCTCGAGCGCAGCGGCCGTGGCAGCGCGGTGGGCCAGCTCGGCACGGTCATCGCAGCGCCCCCTTCGGGCGGACGCCGAAGGCGTTGCGCATGGTGCGCCGCGCGGCGCCGCCGGGCATCGACAGCGCGCCGCCGACCATCTCCGCCAGCACGTAGCGCTCGCGCCGGCCACCGCCGGGCATCGGCTCTTCCTCGAGCGTGGCCGACATCGGAACGCCCGGCGGGGTGACGATCTGCACCTCGCGGGGGCCGGTGTCATACCCGCCGCTGGCGAAGCCGCCACCGTTGGCGCGCGCCGGCAGGCTCGCCATGGCGTCCCCGCCCGAGTTGATCCATTCCAGCAGGCCCCTGTTGCGCGCCGTCGCGGCCCCGTTCACGACGAACTCGCCGGAGCTGATCCGGATCAGCCCGGTGTCCGCCCGGCTGCCCCCCGGAAAATACTGGTAGCCGCCATCGGCATTGGCGGGCGGCGCCTCGCCCGGCGAGAAGATCGCGCCGATCAGGCTGCCGATCCAGCCGCCGCCGGCACCGCCGCCCGCGCCACCGCTGGTCAGGCTGGAGAGCACCGAGCCCAGCATGTCGAAGCCGCTGCCGAGCGTGCCGAGGTTCTGCGTCGCGCCCACGGCCGTGGTGGCGAACTGACCCAGCGCGGCTTCCGCCGACGACAGTCGCGTGTCCCAGCCATGCGCCCCGGTCGGGTTCATCGCCGACCAGCCCTGCGGGCGCTCGAAGCCCACGAAGGCCTCGGTCGCCGCGCGCACATCCGTCGAGGCGAGCAGCTTCTGCAGCACGCCGTTCTCGCCGGTGAGCAGCTCCTGCCAGACGTAGTCGAGCTGCGCCTGCACGTCGCCCAGGCCGTCCATCCCGCCGACGGCGCCGAGCAGCCCCTGCCCCCGCCCGGCGTGGTGCTGGAACAGACCGAAGGAGGTCCCGCCGTCGCCCACCGCGAGCGGGTTGAACGCGCTCTCCGCCGAGACGTTGCCCATGATCGCCGCGATCTGGTGCGGCTCCAGCCCCTTGCCGGCGAAGAAGCTCCAGATCTGCTGCTGCACGTCCGACGAGCCGCCGAGGCTCGCCCCGCCAGAGATCATCCCGGCCGGCGTCGCCGCCCCGCCAGCGCCGGCGAGCGCGTTGAGCCCCGGACCGCCGATCGTCACGTTCATCGCCGTGACCGTCATCGCCGGAGTGGAGAAGGCCTCCATCGCCGAGAAGTCCGGCGTCGGCATCTGATCCCACCACGTCCGGACGACGAAGTCGGACTGAACCGCCATCGGCATCACCTCCGGGCCCACGACCATCGCGTCCGGGCACACCTCGAGCCAGCGCCAGATCTCGACCTTCAACGCCTCGCACTGCGCGGCCGAGGGTTGCGCGCCGTCGTAGGTGACCAGGATCGACGCGGCATTGATCCACTCATCCTCGTCGGTGCCCGGCAGGAGGTCACGGGGCGCGATCTCGTCGCCGGACGGTGCGTCGTTGATCGAGGCATCTCCGTCAGTCGAGATGTGGGTATGCCCCGGCTCTCCGAAGAGCGGGGACACGACGATGTTTTTGACGTCTGCGAGCTTCATGGGAATTCCTTAGCTGAGGATGGTTCTGTCGGTGACGCTCTTCCACGTCGGAGAGCCCGACACCGAGTAAAGTTGCCACAGCTTGTCGCCGTTCGACGCGCCGGAGATGTGGGCAGTGGCGCCGATGTCATTGCCGTTGGCCGAGGACACGATCGCCTGCGCCTGCGCCACCGTCAGCGGCCGCAGGTAGGCGATCTGCATCCCGAGATTGCCGTAGCCGGTCGGCTCCGACGTATCGAGATACTTCCGTATCGTGAGGGCGCCGAGTGACCCGCGCTCCATGGAACGGCCCGAGCCTTCCGATCCAAGATCCGGCTCTTCCGGCATGACGTCCGGTGCGCTGATCGTGCCGTTCCCGAGCTGGAACCGCACAACGCCGTTGGCATCCCTCATCTTCAGCGAGTTGAAGTAGGACAGGATCAGCCCATACGTCCCGTCCGGAACGAACTTGAGAACCGTGGAACTGGCGTTCCGCACGATTGAGTTCACGCCAATGACCTTCGGCACCAGGGAGCGGCTTGCACGCGCAACCGGCATGGCGGCGATGATGCGTGCGACCTTGTGATAAACCCCGAGGCTGCCCGCCAGCGTCCAGTGGGTGCCGGTTGCATCCCGCCAGTCCGTCGTGCCGATCATGTTCTCGGACGCCGTCTGAGCCCGTTCCGGGTCGCCGTCGATCAGGTAGCTGTCGTAGGGGTTCACGTAGAAGGACGGGTAGCCGTTCTCGAAGTATTGGTCGGCGTAGAACTCCAGCAGCGTGTTCTGGTCCAGAACGCCGGTGTCATTGCCGTTTGTCTCATCGAAGATCGGCAGGCCGCCGATGGTCAGCACGTCACACTCCGAGGTCGCCGTGAATATGTCGTTCAGAATGAGAGGGAAGTAGGTCTCGACCAGAGAGGCGTTGGCGCGGTCGTGATAGGTGATGAGCGCCGGGTTGATCCGCCCCACCACGGTGCGGAAGTTGGCGCGGCAATCCGCCTCGGACCAGCCGTCCTCGAGCCCGGTGCCGCCCTTGCGGAAACGTGCGTGGCGCACCAGCCGGTTCACGTCCGTCCGCTCGCCCCAGGCATGCACGACATACACCGAACCGCCCGTGATCGTCAGATCGAGCTCCACCCGCGTATTGCCGTTCGGGTTCGTCACCTCCCAGATCGAGGCCCGGTTCTCCGTCAGCGTTGACGTGTCGAGATCAGCGGCTGCCGGCGCCCCATCGACGGAGGCGCTGATCCTGCCGCCACCGACGGCACCAATGATCGCAAAGACCGCAGTGGCCCATGTGTTCATGATGTTCAGGGGGACCGTGTAGGTGCCTGCGGGGATCTCGATCAGCTCGCCTGTCGGCCAGACATCCCAGCGGTTCGTCGCAACGGTTGCCCCACTCAGCGACTGGACCGCGAGATCGGCGAGCCCCTGGCTCCCTGCGCTCGCCTCGATCCACGGCTCAATGGCGGCATCGGTGTCGTCCGGCACCATGTCAGCAAGGATCGGCGCAATCGCGGTCCAGGGCTGGTTGCTGGTGCTGTCGAGCAGGGCGATCACCGGCAGATCGCCGGTCACGGCCTCCTCGTCGTAGAAGCCATACGCGGCCTGCATGCGCGCGATGCGATACGGCAGATGCCGCATGACCGCATCCCGGCGGGTGCTGTTGCCCTGCCAGACGCGCACGAAGTCGAAGGTCGACCCGTTCCACTGGTAGATCGCGACCTTGTTCTCGCGATCCTCGTCTGCCCAGACGACCACGTAATCGTCCGCGCTGAGCCCGGTGCCATCGAGATCCGCTGCCGCGTCGAAGGCCGCCGCGAAGATGGTCAGGTCCGAGCTTGCCTGCGACTGGTCGCGCGCGGTCTCCGCGCTGCTCTGCGCCGACAGGGCCGCCGCCTCCGCCGTCTCCGCCACGCTGGCGCTGGCATCCGCTTCGCTTGCCGACAGCGCGGCCGCCGCCGCACTCGCCGCCGCTGCCGCCTCGATGGCCGTGGCCGATGCCCCGGTCGTCAGGCGGTAATCAGCGCCGTCCCAACGGAAGTCGAGCAGCATGCCGGGCAGCAGGTAGTCGGCCTGCAGCGCCGCGCCGCTGTTGAGCAGGAGGTCTTTCGCGGTCTCGCCCCCGATGGACATGGTGACGGCGCCGGTGTTCGCCGATGCCACCTCCATGACGAAGAGAGTGGCGAAGGGCTCGTCCGAATAGCGCCGGTCGGCGGTTGCCGTGATGGCGTCTGCTGTCCCGCCCGCCTCCAGCACGACGGTATCCGAGGCCAGCGCCCCGCCCCCGCCGCGCCATTCGATCAGCTCGGCATCGGTCACCCCATCGCTGCCGAACGGATGCAGGAAGGGCACCGCGTGCACCGCGCCAGCCGGCCACCCGAAGTCCACGCCCGCCACATCCGCGTCCTCGCCAATGACGACGGTCACGAACTGCCGCCCATCCGCGACCGTCGGTGTCAGGTCGAGGCTGGCATCGGTCAGCTGCCCGACGCTGGCGAAGTCCTCGTCGAGCCACTGGATACCAAGCCGCACGGTATCGCCGTTCGGATCGGTCGGGTTGGTGGAGCGCGCGAAGGCCCAGGCGATCTCGTAGAAATCCCCCGGCGACAGCGCGAAGCGTTCGCGCGTTGCCAGCACCTCACCGCCAGCCAGCCGGCGCACGGCGCCCCTGGCGGTCGTCACGGTCGTGCCGGGAGCCACGGCCGCCGCCGCATGACCGCCAGTCAGTGTCTCGGTGTAGCGCTCCGGGTAGGCACCGGGTCGGCCCTGCATCGCCATGCCGGCGGCAATGAAGTCACCGCTGGCAGCCGTCGCGGCGGAGCCGAGACCGAGGGCTCCGCGTTGCGCCTCGGCATCCTCGGCTGTCAAAAGGGCGCGGCCAGCCGCCGAGCTGTCGCTGATCTGGTCGGCCGTGTGCGTGTGCCCGACGTCGGACTTGGCCGAGAGCCCGGTGTCGCTGATCCGCACCCAGCGGCCCCAGCCCAGGTTCCACGCATACCGGCCCGCGTTATCCACCGTTGCACCGTCATAGCCCGTCGCCGAGGCCGCGCTGTGCGTTCCCGTGTCGGCGTCCATGACCTCCGCGCCCACCCCATCCGTCGCGGGGGTGTAGGTCTGAAGGTCCGTCCAGGTTGCCGCCCAGATCACGTCGGATGTCACCTGCGCTGTGGCCTCGGCAATCGCGTCGGCCACCGGACCGGACCCGACCAGCTGTGTGCCAAGGACAGAGATCCGCACCCGCCCGACAGCGCCGTCGCGATGCCCCAGCAGGTCGTCCACTGCCGCCAGTTCGTCCGTGTTGATGCTCTCTACACCGTTGTCAGCCATGCGGCTCTCCTTAGTAAATCGTGGCAGAGAATGCGGGCGTCGGATCGCCCGCGACATTGTCAACGTTTTGCGGGACCAGAACGTAGTCCCAGGTCCCGGCCGGCGCGCAGGCGGCGGTCTCGCGGTAGAGCACCACGCGGCTCACGGCGCCGTCGAAGTCGCTGCTTGCCGCCAGTTCGAGGGTGTCGTTGCCGCTGGCGGCGGTCAGCGCGAAGACGTGGGGACCGTCGGCGTCGAGCGCGGCGGCGCTCACCGGGGTGCCGCCGGTGAAGGACGGCGTGAGCGTGCCGGCGGTGCGTCCGGTGATCTCCACCGCGAGCCGGTAGGTCGCGCTGGCGCTGAGCGCGACCGGCTGGGTCAGCGCATCGGCGGTGCCGGCCGTGTGGGTGGCTTCGCCGCCGGCGATGGTCCAGGCGGTGCCCGTCGTCCAGGGGCCTGCGTCGTTGAAGTCGCCGCCGCCAACCAGGCTGGTCCGCGTGGCGTCGCCGTCGGTGATCGTGGTGGTGAGCCCCGGCGTCACCGGCAGGGGCGCGCCCACCGCGTCCGTCGCGGTGTCGAGCGTGTCGCCGGCGGGCACCCGGTAGAGCTGCACGAAGGCCGTTTCGGTGTCGGTCACCGCCAGCGCGATCACCGCGTGGCCGAGCCCGCCCGTCACCGTGATCGCCTCAGCGTCGAGCGCCGCCGCCAGCGCCGCCGCGTCCGCGCCCACCGTATGGGTCACGACGGCGGTGTAGCTGCCCTCGGTCGCGTCCAGCGCCACCGCCACCGCCTGCAGCTCGATGACATCGCCCCGCGCGTAGGTCTCGAGCTGCGTGCCGGCATCGGCCGCCCAGATCAGCAGCTCGGTCCAGCTGCCCGCCCCCCTGCAGCCGGTGGAACAGGCGGTAATGCGACAGCAGCGCCGTCTCGCCCTCCCCCGGCGCGAGCCGGATGATCACGAAGGGATCCTCGGCCGCGATCTCGAGATGGACGTAACCGGGATCGTCGAGACCCGCGAAGTTGTCGCTCTCGATGCCGGTGAAGCGCGGCGCCAGCGGCGGGGTGGCGCTGACGCTGATCGGATCGCCCACGCTCGCTTCCCAGTCCGGAACGACCTCGGCATCCGCCAGGTCCTCGATCTCCGGCGCCGCCAGCTTCAGCGTCAGCCGCGCTCCGAAGCTCTTGCCCGGCTCGATGCCGGTGACGATCATCTCGTGGCTCTCCTCGCCGCGCAGCCCGAAGTGCACGGCCGCGCCCACCTCCGGCACGGCGGTGACCGACAGGAGCCGCAGGAGCCGGGTGGTGCCTTCGACGCCGGCCACGGCGGCGACCTGGGCGGCGCCGGTGCTGTCCTCGGCGTCCTCGTAGACCCGGTAGCCCAGCCCGTAGGCGCTGCCGGCCTCCATCGTCACCGGCGCGTCGAGCTCGACGAGCGTGCCCTCGACCCGGCGCACCCGGGCCGCGACCTGCGTGCGGCTCAGCACGTAATGCGAGACCAGCACCAGGTCGCCGCGCGTGGCGGTGCGCGCAGCCCCGTCCTGGAAGCAGGTGAAGGTGTCGGCGCGGTAGAGCGTCTCGTACATCCGCCGGCGGGTCTCGATCCAGATCTCGTCGGGATGCGTCTTGCCCGGGTGCGTCATCGCCTCGGTCAGCGAGATCGGCCCCGCGTAATCCGGCCAGCGGATGATCCGCTCGGCCTCCGCCCAGTCGTCGGTCTCGTCGTTGAACCTGACCCGCACCGCATGCGGCGGGTCGAGGTAGTCGCGGCACCAGCGGAAGTCCGAGCAGGTGCGCGGCGAGAGATGGTCGATGGCCTGGTCGCGCCTGCGATCGATGACCACCGTCCAGCGGATGCCGTCGTGGCGCGGTGCCGCCCGCCCGGCGCCGGCGATCGCCTGCAGCATCTCGCCCAGCGTCTCGCCCTGCTCGTGGATGCGATCGTAGCGCAGCCCCTTCGCCGCGCAGAAGGCGTGCCAGTCCTGCAGGGTCTCCCAGTCGATCTCGGCGTCGGTGGCCGGATAGGGATTGCAGGGCCCCTTCAACGTGGCAATGAACGCCGAGGCCAGGTTACGCGGCAGCCCCTCGACCCACGCCTCGCCATCCCAGTCGTCGGCATGGCACTCGACGATGCCGTTGAGAGTGTCGAGCTGGCCGTTCAGCTGGTAGGTCGCCCGGATGCGGATCGCGGTCAGCGCCAGCGGCTTGTCGAAGTTCAGCGGATACTCGGGCCGGATCGACTGCAGCGCCGCCAGCATGACCTTGTCGAAGTAGCGCCGGTTCGTGCGCTCCTGCGTCATCCGCGTGATCTCGATCTGCCAGCGCCCGCGCGAGGGCAGCTGCCAGGCGAACTGGCGGAAGAACGGCTCGGTCCGCTTCGCCACCAGCCGCAGCGTCGTCACCTCCTCCCACTCGTCCGCGTCCGACAGCCGCTGGCGGATGCGCACGTCGACGCGCAGGCTCTTCTCCCTGTCGCCCTCCCGGTTGAGCCGGTAGAGCCCCGTCGGGAACCGAAGGATCACCGAGCACCGCCGCGCGAACCTCGTCGGCCCGGGCGCTGGTGCGGTCGAGTCCCCGCTGGCGGATCTGCACCTCCGCCTCGTAGAGCGCGAGCAGCCGGTTGCGCACCGCCTCGGTCTGACCGATCAGGCGGCCACGCCCCCCTTTGTTCACGCCCATGCTGATCGCTGTTCGGTGCGCCTAGAGGTCGGTCGCGTCGATCATCACGGTCTTTTCTTCAACGTGCTCGGCAGCCAGGCCGGCCAAGATCCGCGCGAAGATGCCCCGCTCATGGCTGCACTCGGACCAGTGGCGTTTGCCACTCACCTCCACCGCTTCCAACGGTTGTAGAGCGTTCTCTGATTGCGGCCTCGTCAAGAGTGAGGGCTGTCCGTCCGGGGTCAT